ATGAGAGTTGTTTCGCAGTATGTCAGGGAACAAAAGCGTTATACGAAAAATGACCTAAAAAGCAAGTTTTCCTTTGACGAAGACGGAGTAGAAAAATTTATAAAAAATCTCAAGGCATATGGGGTATTGAAGAGCGTAAAGAATACCGATGATCAGCTTGAAATGTCTGACCTTGTAGATGATGATATAGAAATCACCGATGAAACGGCTGAGAGTGGTGACTGCCTGTATGTATTTACTTATGTTGGAGTCATCACCTGTGGAAGCCGTGTCATAAAGGTGTATCCAAAATATCTGCTGTCAAAGAAAGATGATGATGTTCTGGATGAAATGAAACAGGTTGTTAAAGTTCTGGAGCGCTACAGCCGTTCCGAAGAGCAGATTATTAATGTGTTTAATGGTGATGGTGAGAATAGGAGTTTTAATATTCTTGCCGTCATACTGTTCCTCATTAATGACTATTATGAATATGGTATCTACACGAACAGCGAGGACATCATTGAAGTAAATGGAGAAGGAGAGATTCTCTGGGGAAAGACTATTGATGAGAGTTTTGCATTGATAGAGGATAATCGGCCATATTATATGGAATTGTATACAGAGAAATCTGTAGAAGATGATATGGATTATTTCAAAAGACTTCATGAGTGTGTGCTTACGGAATGTTCTAAACAGCTTCATGCAGCCCAGTTGGATGAACTCTTTGATATGGACAGAATAGAATTGTCAGAAGAAACCTTGGAGGATTTTGGAGACAAGGAGTACATTCTTGAAAGGATTGTCAAAGAGCTGAATCTGCAGTTTAATACGCACAGGCAGATACTTCTGAAAACACTGTATGCTTACATATCACAAGACAGAAAGATGCTTGATGAAAATGACGGCATCAGTATGTTTGGAACGACCGCATATCATGCAGTGTGGGAAAAAGCGTGTGCAGAAGTATTTGATAATAAACTAAATACCATGCTGTGCCAGCTTAAAATGACAGTACCGCTTGCAGAGAAATATCAGGGCAAGAAGGAAAGACGCCAGAAGCTGATTGATATTATAGAGAAACCAATATGGCAGGGAATTGATACAGAGGCAAAGGCGGCAGATACCCTGATACCTGATTTGATCAGCATACCATGTATAGATGGACAGGATTGGTTTATCATATTTGATGCAAAATATTATAATCTTCAGCTTGAAAAGGGAAAATCACTGCGTGGGAATCCGGGGGTCGGTGATGTGACAAAACAGTATCTGTATCAGTTGGCATACAGAGATTTTATTAATGTTCATCATATTGCAGAAGTGAGAAACTGTTTTCTCATGCCGACAGAAGAAAATGAAATTGTAGTAAAAGGCGTTGCAAAAATGCAGATGCTTGAAGCACTCGGATTGGAAAATATACAAATCCGTCTAATTTCGGCTATAAAATTGTATGACTGCTATTTGTCAGATACACACATGGATATTAAAGAACTGAAATTGTAGTGAAAGGGTGGTGCTATGCTGTTTCCAAATGAGAAAATAATATACGAAGTTCCCATTTATTCTATGCCAGAAAAGGAATTCAAACGTAGATGGGATAACTGGAAGAAAAAATGGTATGACAGATCTGAGCAGCTTGGTTATACACCAGAAAGAACCGAGGAAACTGTCAGGATGATAATGGAAACACAGTATCCAAGGAATGTCTGGAAGTATAATCAGATAGTAGGATTTGTGGAGATAGCAGTAAGTTCACGGGATATTTCATTTAATGTACAGAAAACGCTGGATTCAAGAATACAGGCTGTTGGAAAAACCAAGCATTATATTCAGGATATGATGACGAATGGAATGCATTTTCCGATTGATGATATGCCAAATGAGGAATTAGTTATAAAAATCGATGAGCACCTCGATGCCATTCAGAAGAATCTGCAAAAGCCATTCTGTTTATATCGTGAAACATATAATGCTGCGAAGCACCATATTAACTTCAGTGGAATACAGGAAGAAATGTAACTTGACAAATCGAACAAGTGTTCTTATAATAAAATCATCGCTACGTTAGGATACATATCGCAGAGTAACACTATCAGGTTGGTTCACTTTCCCTTGACTGACCACAGTATTAGGAGGCGATGGTTACATGACATTTGAAATCGGTTCGACAGCTTATATTGTCGAGAGCAACCGGATCATCCGTGAAGTGACTATAGTTAAGCGGAACGGAGATTTTTATATAATCCGGTTTTGCACAAGAGGTGGCATCCAAGTGAGAAGCAACAGGCTTTTTGCAAGTTATGAAGATGCGGATTCTTCCATGCATAAAAAGACAGAAAAAAGGACGGGATATCGTTCTCCATATGACTACATACACTAAAGTGAATGGAAGGGGATATTTTTGCAAAAAAAAATATGATTGACAATCCCCTTCAAATTTTATATACTTTAGTTAGCAAGTTAGCGAACAAGCAAGCGTGCTAATAAATGAACACCGATATAAAAAGTGAAAATGCGAAAAAGTTAAAAAGCGAAAAACAAAGCGAAAACGAAAAGAAAAGTGAAAACAAAGAAAAGGTGAAAATTATGATGTATGCGAATTTTGGAGAATTTATAAGCAGGAAGAGAGTTGAAAAGAAAATTACATTGAGGAAAATGGCAGATATGTTAGGCGTATCAGCACCATTTTTAACTGATGTAGAAAAAGATAGACGCAACCCCTTCGATATGGAAAAACTTACACAACTCGCACAGATACTGAATTTGTCAAAAGAAGAAAACGCACAGATGCTTGATCTTGCTGGAAAGAAGAGAAATGCCGTAGCACCGGACCTTCCAGAATATATTATGGAACGGGACTATGTCAGTGCAGCTTTGAGGACAGCAAGGGACTTGGATGCAGGAGAAGAAGAATGGAACCAGTTTGTCGAGGAACTGAGAAAGCGAAAGGGGTAAGAACCTATATATGTATAGACCTGAAATTAAAAGAAAGAGATCTGGGGCACCAGTGTTAAGCAGAAAAGAGATTGATGTTATCGGACAAAATATTGTCGGGGATTTTATGCCGGAAGCATTAAAATCTCCACAGGAAATAGATATCGATTTGTTGGCACAGGATTATCTGGGAATGGATCAGGATTTTCAGTACCTGTCGCACTGCGGTGTTTATCTTGGGATGACGGTGTTCAATGACACGGACAAAGTACCCGTGTATGATCCGCAGAATAACTGTGCAGATTATATCAGCGCAAAAGCACATACCGTGATAATCGATAAGATGCTCTTGGAAGAAAATCAGGAACACAGATATCGTTTTACGATGGGACACGAGGCAGGGCATGAGTTTTTACATAAAGAATATTTTGCCTATGATCCTGACCAGATAACACTGTTTGACCTGATGGGAGAAGCTCCGGCACCAATGGTTCAGTGCCGTGTGGACACAAAGAAGATGGACTGCCGGACATCGAAAAGCTGGACAGACAGGGACTGGATGGAGTGGCAGGCTAATGCGTTATCATCTGCAGTTCTGATGCCTGTTTCAATGGTACGGATGGTAGCTGAAAATTTTAAACGGCCCGGACTACAGCAGATTTTTTATCATTATGCATTGGCTGAAGAAGTGGCTTCCGTATTTAATGTCTCATTTGAAGCAGCAGGATACAGACTGAAACAGCTTGGATATATTCCACAGGAGACACAACTGAGTACAGATATTCTTAACATGATTTCTTTTGATTTAGCTTGTAATTACTAGCAGAAGGTTGGAGTATGCGGATTACAGAATAATCCGCATATTTTTTTACCCTATGTGTTAGCAAGTTAGCGAACAAATGAACGGGAATATTTAGATGAAAAATGGAATATAATACAGAGCCTGTCAGTATAACAATATTATAGGGTTCAGAATAAGATATGCTGAAATTCAAAAATTATGTATATTTTTTGTTATAACTTTTCGACACGAAGCATATCATAAAAAAGAAAGATGTCAGATTATGGAAGAAGGTGAGAACACATGGCAGATGGAGTGATACATAGATGCACCAAGAAGTGCCCATACAACAAAAAATGCTTTGTATGCAAAACAGAGACGGAAGTATCAGGGAATGTTGTGGTGCTTCATAAATGTGCAGTTACGAAAGAGGATATTCCGATTCAGATAGGAAAAGCAGAAAATGCCTGTGTTTTATGATGGGCAGAACAGTAAACTTAATAATTGGACTAGCTTGTAAAGACAGCCGCTAGAATGTGCTGATATTACAGTAGCCTACGAAACAGGGATGTTAGTAGAATGCTGTAAAAAATCAGGGATTCTAGTGGCTTTCTTAAAGTCAGCCATTTTTAGCCAACAGCCTGTTTGTGTGACAGACTGTTGGCTTTTTTGTTTCAAAAAAATGGAAAGCTGACGGATTAGGTTAATTACACAAATAATTTTCTCCATTGCAGTGAACAAAGAATTAAAGATTTTCAGGAACAAAAGGGAGAACAAGTATATAGATACCTGATTACGATACGCATTTGGGTAGTATGGATGTTCTTCTGACCGATGAGATTCAGTTCAGCATTGGAGATAAAAATACCTAACCTTATATATTCTCCGTTTGAAAAATTCAAAACACGATTTTTTTCAAAATAAAAAAGCGAATAAAGAGAAGAAGGTAATAGGAAAAAAATTCAAGAAAAAAATCGAATAGGAAATTAGCCTTCCTATTTGGATTTTATATTTCTATCAGACAAGGACGAAGGGAGGTGAAAAGCTGTGAGTGCAAATGAGCGAAGAGCTGAGATCATGCGAATCATGGTCGCACGAAGACAAGAGAATATGCAGGTTTTAGCTGCTGAGCTTGGTGTTACGGATAGAACTATCCGAAATGACATTCTTGTGCTTACGGCTGAGTATCCTCTTGAAACTACTAGAGGTAACGGAGGCGGTGTCCGTATCGCTGACTGGTATCATCCACATAAAAATATTTTTTCACAGGATCAGATTTCGGTTTTGGAACAGTTGATGGACAAGGCTGATGATGAACAGAAAAAAGTGCTTGACCAGATGCTCCGTGAATACGGCTCTAACAAGTATAGTCCTGCAGTCTAGAATCTAGGACAGGCGGATGACGATCTGCCATCTAAGTACATTATTGACGAGTACCCCACGGCCATGAGAGCCGAATGAGAAAGGATGATTTTATTATGAAAAAGAAAATTTTTATCTGTAGCCCTTATCGGGGTAGAGTCGAGGAAAACAAAAAGAAAGCAGTGAGCTACGCAAGGATCACTGCCATGTCAGGTGACGTTCCAATCGTACCACATCTCTATTTCCCATCATTCCTCGATGACAATATCCCAAACGAGCGAATGACAGGCATCGCAATGGGTCTTGAACTCATGGATATGTGCGATGAGGTGTATGTGTTCGGTTTCGACATCACGGAAGGCATGAAGTTTGAACTCGACCATGCAAAGGAAACAAGGAAGCCTGTAAGGCTTTATGATACGGATTTCAATACCGTGAATGTCAGGACCATTCCAGTGGATGAACGTGCGGATGCCAGATACAAGGGCATCATCAGAAATCTGAAGGTGTTGAAGTAGGAGGTCCGCCATGACAGCAGTCAATGTCCGTTACGGACTGTATCCGGGTGACCGTCTTATGGTCACTGCTGGAAAGAAAAAGAAGAGAGCAACCGTAGTAAAGGAGTACCCATTCCATATTCTGATGGACTGGGGAAAGTATAAGTCCAGCGTAAACAAAATCGATGTGTATACAGGTGATGTGAAGCTGGCACGTATTTGAAAGGAGAGAACGCCATGAGCGAAGCATTGTTATTGGTAGCTGAGGGCTACGAACAGATTGCTGCAGGAATCAGAAAGATGGTCGCAGCACAGAAAGATACATCTAAAAAGGAAGAGAAGCCTGTGAAGAAGACAGAAAAGAAGGAAACCCCTGTGACAGATACATCGAAGGATGAAGCTGCCCCGAAGGAGAAAACGGTGGACAGAAAGACGGTCCGTGCTTTCCTTGCGGACAAGTCCAGATCAGGAAAGACATCGGAAGTCAAGAACTTGATCGAGCAGTTCGGATTCCAGAAGCTTTCAGATGTTCCTGATGAGAAACTTCCGGAACTGTATGAGAAAGCGCAGGTGCTTTAATGGGCGGACATGCAAGGTTCTCCCCATCGTCCGGTAAAAGACGTCTGGAATGCCCGCCATCGTTACTGTTGGAGGAGCAGTTCCCGGACGAAGAATCTCCCTTCGCAGCAGAGGGGAGTGCCGGACATGCGATGGCAGAGTACCTCATCAATAAGTATCTGAAGAAAAGAAACAAAAGACCTGTATCTGATTATTATTCGGATGAACTGCTCGAAGCCGTGGATGATTACGTGGAATATAACATCACCCAGATCGAACAGGCAAGGAAGGACTGTGATGAACCACTCATCGGAGTGGAACTGAAGGTCAGCCTGGCACACAGAATCGAAGGATGTTTCGGTACTGCAGATATGGTGGTGGTCGATTCCCATAAGATCCATATTATCGATCTGAAACTCGGCAAGGGTGTGGTGGTCGATGCAGAACAGAATGTCCAGCTTATGATCTACGGACTGGGAGTGTTGGACATGCTTGGTTTCTTATATGAGATCGACACAGTGGAGCTTACCATTGTCCAGCCGAGGATCGAACATTTTTCCACCTGGGAGATATCAGCAGAAGAGCTGCTTGCATGGGGAAAGGACGTTCTTGAACCGGGAGCAGCAAAGGCTCTTTCAGGTGAGGGAGAGTTCAAAGCCGGAGACCACTGCCGATTCTGCAAGGCAAGATTTACGTGCCGTGCAAGGGCAGAGGAATATTTAAAACTTGCCCAGATGGAATTTGTCGAGCCGGCCCTTATGTCGGATGAGGAAATTGCAGAAGTCCTTTCCAAGGCCGATGCACTGAAGAAATGGGCAGAAGAGGTTTACACCTATGCACAGAATGAAGCAGTAGTTAACCATAAAGAATGGCCGGGCTATAAGCTGGTTCTGGGAAGAAGCAACCGTAAATATACGGATGAAGAGGATGTGGCAGAGGCAGCACAGAAAGCCGGATACACAGATATCTTCAAAAAGAGCCTGATCGGCATTACCGAGATGGAAAGACTAATGGGCAAAAAGAAATTTAATGAGATTCTTGGTTCACTGGTGTACAAGCCTGACGGCAAGGTCACACTGGTGCCGGATTCAGATAAAAGAGAAGCAGTTAAAACAGCAACCGCAGAAGCGGATTTTAAGGAGGACTAAATTATGACAACAGCAAATTTAACAAAAGTAATCGTACCTTGCAGACTCAGCTATGCACACCTGTGGGAGCCGGATTCCATCAATGGAAGCGAACCGAAGTACTCCGTATCCTGCATCATCGACAAGAATGATAAGGAGACCATTGCCAAGATCAAAAAGGCAATTGAGGTAGCAAAGGATGAAGGAAAAGGCAAGTGGGGAGGTAAGATCCCGGCGAACCTGAAGACACCGTTAAGGGACGGTGACATCGACAGACCGGAGGATGAGGCATATGCAGACAGTATGTTCTTAAATGCCAACAGCAAACAGGCCCCTCAGATCGTGGACAGACAGGTACAGCCGATCCTTGACCAGAGCGAGGTATATTCCGGCTGCTACGGAAGGGTATCCATTACATTTTACGCTTACAACAGCAACGGCAACAAAGGTGTGGCAGCAGGACTCGGCAATGTCCAGAAGTTAAAGGACGGAGAGCCTCTCGGTTCCAGAGCCAATGCCAGGGATGAGTTCGAGGCAGTGGATGCAGAGGACGATTTCCTTTCATAGGAGTGAACCAGTAAACCATAGGAAGGGCGGTGGCATACACCGCCCGGATACATAAAGGAGATGCCATGAAGGAACTGATGAAAGAGTTAAACAGCATAAAAAAATATATTCCATATAATACGTTCCGCACCATCAAAGGACAGATAAAGTCCGGCAACGTGGATGCTGCGAGAACGGGGATCAACAGAATAAAGAAGAAAGCGGAGGGACAGGCTTATGGACACACTTGCAATTGACATTGAAACCTACTCGGATGTATCACTCCCAGACTGCGGGGTACATAGATATGCTGCATCGGAGCAGTTTGAGATCCTTTTATTTGCATACAGTCTGAACGATGAGCCGACCAAGATCATTGACCTTGCATCGGGGGAGAAAATGCCGGATGAGATCATGAAGCTGCTTACGGATGATTCCGTGATAAAGACTGCCTATAATGCAGCATTCGAGCGTAACTGCATCAACCGTTACTTTGGTCTTTCCTTAAAGCCGGAAGGGTGGAGATGTACGCTCGTTCAGGCATCCATGCTGTCGCTTCCGCTGTCACTGGAAGGCGTGGGAGAAGCACTGAACCTTGATAAGAAAAAGATGTCGGAAGGCAAGGAACTGATCCGGTTCTTCTGTATGCCGTGTAAGCCGTCCAAGTCAAACGGTGGCAGGACAAGAAACCTTCCATCTGATGATCCGGAGAAGTGGGAGCTGTTCAAGACCTACTGTATACGTGACGTGGATGTGGAAAAGCAGATCAGGAATAAGCTCTCGAAGTTTCCCATACCGGACAGGGAACAGAAACTGTACTGCATGGACCAGAGGATAAATGACAGGGGCATCATGGTGGATCCGGAACTTATCACACATGCAGTGGCCTGTGACCTTCTGTATAAGGAAACGGCAACGAAGAAGGCATATGAAATATCAGGACTTGAGAATCCGAACAGCGTGGCACAGCTTAAGGGATGGCTTGCACGAAAAGGCATCGAGATCGATTCCCTTGCAAAGGCAGCCGTGGAGGAACTGGTGGAAAACACGGACGGTGATGTAGCGGAAATGCTGAAGCTGCGTCTTGCCCTGTCAAAAACGTCAGTCAAAAAGTATGAAGCTATGGAACGTTCCGTCTGCCCGGACGGAAGGGTGCATGGATTACTGCAGTTTTACGGGGCCAACCGTACAGGAAGGTGGGCCGGCAGACTGGTACAGATCCATAACCTTCCCCAGAACCATATGGAAGACCTCGAACTTGCACGCTCCATCGTAAAGGAAGGCAGATATGACCTTGTGGAGCTTTTGTATGATTCCATACCGGATGTGCTTTCGGAACTGATCCGTACCGCATTTGTGGCAAAGCCGGGATGCAGATTCATCGTTAGCGATTTTTCCGCGATCGAGGCAAGGGTCATGGGCTACCTTGCCGGAGAGGGATGGGTAATGGAGGAGTTCCGTGGTGCCGGAAAGATCTATGAGCAGACAGCATCGAAGATGTTCCATATCCCGATAGAGGAGATCACAAAGGGAAGCCCGTACCGTGCAAGGGGAAAGGTGGCATCGCTTGCCTGTCAGTATGGCGGTGCGGAAGGTGCGCTTATCAGCATGGGAGCACTGAACTTTGTGGAAGAGGATGAACTGAAAGGTCTGGTGCAGTCATGGCGGACAGCAAATCCGCACATCATAAATTATTGGTATGAGATTGACGGTGCGGTAAAGGCTGCCGTGAAGGAACGGAAGATGACCACGGTCGGAAGGGTGACGGTATATTACCAGTCCGGGATGTTAAAGATCGCACTGCCGTCAGGAAGGGTGCTGTCATATGTAAGGCCGAGGATGACCGTGAACCGTTTCGGCTCGGAAAGCGTCAGCTATGAAGGTGTCGGTACGAACCGCAAATGGACAAGGATAGAATCCTACGGTGCAAAATTCTGTGAGAACATCGTTCAGGCAACCGCAAGGGATGTGCTGGCAGAAGCAATGCTGAGACTCGAAAAGAAAGGCTTTGACATCGTATGCCACATCCATGATGAAGTGGTGCTTGAAGTGCCGGAGGGGACATCCTCGGTGGAAGAAGTAAATGAAATCATGGCGGTATGCCCTGACTGGTGTGAGGGGCTTCCGCTTAAGGCAGCCGGATTTGAAAGTCCGTTTTACAAGAAAGATTAGGAGGTGCTGCATGGGAGGACGCAATACGGAAGGTTATCCTGACCCGACTGCAAATACTGCGGTCGGAAGGGTGGCAAAGGAAGAAAAGAAGAAAAAGAAGGAGGCAGGAAAAGATGTTCGTATCAATCGGAAACTCAAGAATGGACAAAAAGTTTAACTGCACGGATATGACATATGAAGATTTTGTCAGCCGTCTGTCCAAGACAAAATATACTGCAGAAACAATGGAGCAGTACAGGAAGATGCCGAAGGGACAGCAGGACAATATCAAGGATGTCGGCGGCTTTGTCCTTGGAAAGCTGAAGGGCGGACGGAGAAAGAAAGACTGCGTGATATCCAGATCCGCCATCACGCTTGACATGGATTACGGGACACAGGGCATCATTGATGAATTGGAAATGTTCTTTGACATGAAGATGGTGGTGTATTCCACCCATAAGCATACACCGGAAAAGCCGAGACTGCGTATCATCATATTCCTGACAAGGGATGTGACTCCGGATGAATATGGTGCGGTCAGCCGTATGCTTGCATCGGATATAGGTATTGAACTTTTCGATGATTCCACCTATGAGCCTTCCAGACTCATGTACTGGCCGAGCACCTCAAGTGACGGTGAGTATGTGTTTCAGGAGATCGATGGGGCAGAGGTGGATCCGGATGAAGTGCTGGCACGTTATAAGGACTGGCATGATGTATCCGCATGGCCGGTAAGTAACCGTCAGGCAGCCGTGGTACAGAGGGATATAAAGAAACAGGCAGACCCGCTTTCCAAGGACGGACTGATCGGGGCATTCAACCGGACATACACGGTGACACAGGCTATCGATAAGTTCATCCCGGATGTGTACAGGCATTCGAGGGCAATCCCCGGAAGATATGATTATATCCCGGCAGACTCGGCAGCCGGAGTCGTTGTCTATGATGACCTGTTCGTATACGGCCATCATGCAACAGACCCGTGCTGCGGAAAGCTGATGAATGCGTTTGATGTGGTAAGGCTTCATAAATTCGGTGACAAGGATGCAAGGGCAGCCGAAGGGACAGAACCCGGAAAACTCCCGTCCTTTAAAGCTATGCAGGATTTTGTATCTGCAGATGAAGAAGTAAAGAACACGCTTGCAAAAGAAAGACAGGAGCTGGCAGTACAGGAATTTTCCTCAGAGCCGGATGAGGACTGGCAGAATAAACTGGCACTCGACCGCAGGGGAAACATCAAGGACACACTGCAGAACATCGCACTGATCATCCGCAATGATGAGAACTTCAAAAATATCGTATACAACGAGTTCAAGGATACCATTGATGTTATCGGCCCTCTTCCTTGGAAACAGGTAAAGCCGGGATGGAATGACTCAGACCTTGCCAATGCAAAGGTGTATTTCGAGAGGGTGTACGGGATCTGGTCACCGACCAAGTTCAAGGATGCACTGCTTGCAGTAGTGTCTTCCGACAGGCTTTATCATCCGATCAAGGATTATTTTGCCACACTTAACTGGGACGGACAGGAGCGTATCGACACACTGCTCATCGACTACTTTGGTGCAGAAGATACACCTTACACGAGGGCGGTCATCCGTAAGACACTGGTGGCTGCGGTAGCACGTATTTATAAGCCGGGAGTGAAGTTTGACTCCATCCCCGTGCTGAACGGTCCGCAGGGAATGGGAAAATCAACCTTCTTTTCCATACTCGGAAAGCAGTGGTTTTCGGATTCCTTATCCATTTCGGATATGAGGGATAAGACTGCTGCCGAGAAGCTGCTCGGCAACTGGATCCTCGAAATTAGTGAGATGAACGGTATCCGCAAGACCGAGGTCGAGGTAGTGAAGTCCTTTGTCACCCGTCAGGATGATAAGTTCCGTCAGGCATACGGTGTAAATGTGGAGTCCCACCCAAGAAAATGTATCATTGTGGGAAGCACCAACTCTGAAGGTGGATTCTTACGTGACGTGACCGGAAACAGAAGATTCTGGCCGGTGCATGTGCCGGGAACGGGAAAGCACCATCCGTGGCAGCTTGACTGTGTCGATCAGATCTGGGCGGAGGCAATCCATCTGTATAAAGAAGGCGAGGAGCTGTTCTTAAAAGGTGCGGAGGCAGAAGAAGCCTATAAGATGCAGCAGGAGGCAATGGAGTCGGATGACCGTGAGGGCATCGTGCAGGATTATCTTGACAGGCTTCTGCCGGATAACTGGGCATCGATGGACATCTACCAGAGAAGGGCATTCCTCGGAGGCGGTGAGTTTGAAACCGTAGGTGTAAAGGGAACGGTCGTGCGTGAGCGTGTCTGCATCATGGAGATATGGGTGGAGTGTTTCGGTAAGGAACGCCAGAACTTAAAGAAGGCGGATTCCTATGAGATCGAAGGCATCTTAAACAAGATCGGGGGATGGAAGAAGTATGATTCCAACACCACCGGAAAGACCAAAGTCCCCCTTTACGGAGTGCAGAAGACTTTTGTGAGAATGGATGAGAAACCACAGGAAACCCGTTAGGCGGTTTCCGAGGTTTCCCAAATGCAGATGGGCAACGGTAGTTGGAAACCGTGCTGACACCTTGGAAAATACGGGGTTGCGGTCTGTAGTTTCCCAGTTTCCCATTAAATCCAGTTGAGAATTAAAAATAAAGATAGAAAGAGCAATTCATGTGTATATGCGCGTATAGGAGTAAACGGCATAAGGCAACCGCAATCGGCAAAGGAGGTATCAGGTTTTGCTAGAAAGTACAGTAGAAAGACATTTAAGGGAAGAGGCAAAAAAGCGTAACGGCCTGGCATTAAAATTTGTATCACCCGGTATGAATGGAGTGCCTGACCGCATCGTTCTGATGCCGGACGGAAAAATGGCATTTGTGGAACTGAAAGCACCGGGAAAGAAACCAAGACCGCTTCAACTGAAAAGAAAGAGGATGCTTGAGAGGCTTGGCTTTCCTGTTTATGTAGTTGATAACATTGATCAGATCGGAGGAATCTTAGATGAAATACAAGGCACATGATTACCAGCAGTATGCTACGGATTTTATAATCACACATCCCGTGGGCTGCCTGATCCTCGACATGGGGCTTGGCAAGACGGTAATAACACTTACGGCATTGTGGCTGCTGCTGTTTGATTATTTTGAAGTAAGGCGGGTGCTGGTGATCGCACCAAAACGTGTGGCTGAGACCACATGGCCGGCAGAGATAAAAAAGTGGGAGCATCTTTACGGCATGACATTTGCAGTGGCAATGGGAACTGCAGCACAGAGAAAAGAAGCACTTCTGTCAGGAGCAGATGTGACCATCATCGGAAGGGACAATGTTTCATGGATGACAAAAAATATGTTTTTTGATTTTGACATGGTCATCATTGATGAGCTGTCGAGCTTCAAGTCCCCAAAGGCACAGAGGTTCAAAGACCTGAAAAAAGTAAGGCCGATGGCAAAGCGGGTGGTCGGACTTACCGGAACGCCGGGAAATCTTATGGACCTGTGGGCGGAGATAGGAATCCTTGATATGGGGCAGAGGCTTGGGAGATTCATCGGTGGATACCGTGACAGGTTCTTTGTTCCGGATAAGCGTAACCGAGAGATCATCTTTTCCTACAAGCCAAGGGAAGGTGCGGAAGAAAAAATATATGAGCTGATCTCCGATATCAGTATTTCCATGAAGGCTGTTGATTATCTTGATATGCCGGAGTGTGTGTGCAACCGGGTATCCGTTTCCATGTCGGAATCCGAACAGGCTCTTTATGACAGGATGGCAGATGAGATGATCCTTGAATACGGAGAAGGACAGGACATTGATGCAGTAAACGCAGCAGCACTTTCCAACAAGCTCCAGCAGATGGCGAACGGAGCTGTCTATGATGAATCCGGCAATGTCAGAAATATCCATGACAGAAAACTGGATGCTTTGGAAGACCTTATCGAATCGGCAAACGGGAAACCGCTTCTGGTTGCGTACTGGTTCAAGCATGACAGGGAGAGGATATTAAAGAGATTTCCGGCAAGGGATATCAATACAAAGAAAGACATTGATGACTGGAATGCCGGAAAGATCCCTGTTGCACTAATCCATCCGGCATCGGCAGGACACGGACTGAATCTTCAGGAGGGCGGTTCAACCATCGTATGGTTTTCGCTTACATGGTCCCTTGAGTTATATCAGCAGCTTAATGCCAGACTTTACAGACAGGGACAGAAACGCACGGTTGTCATAGAGCATCTGGTAACGGACGGGACGGTCGATGAGGATATCCTTCGTGCAATCGAGAGGAAGGACAATACACAGAATGCAATGATAGAAGCAGTAAAGGCAAGGATTGGAGGTATGGCGGATGACGGCAGAAGTAATGATGAAGGAATATAAGAACATGAAAAAGGAACTGACCGTGACTGAGTTCCAGCTCCGTCAGTTTCAGGGAGTGAGCGAACAGGACATGATCGATTCCATGCTCTATTCCCATCCGGAAGGGGAAAGGGTGCAGACCAGCACTCTTTCTGATAAGACGGCAAACATAGCAATCAAGTACAGGACAGCAATCGAAAGGGAAAATGACGAGTGGTATGAATTCCTTTTCCACAGATATATGTTCCTGAAGGAAGAACTGGAATTTTTCGAGCATGCGGTAAGCAGACTGGAAGAAAAACATAGAAGCATCATCACGGATCTTCTGGATGAGGATATGACATGGGACATCATGATGGACAGATACCATGTGAGCCATACGATGATAGCAAAGTACAGAAAAGCAGCATTAAAGGAACTTGATAAACAGTATGAACTTAGGGACAGACAGGTGGAAGCCTTTGTTCTCGGATAGGAGGTTTTATGTGTAAGCGTGGAGATATTTACTATGTGGATTTTGGTGAGAAGGCAGGAAGCAAACAGGGCGGTATCCGTCCGGCACTGGTGGTAAGCAACAATAAGGCAAATAAGCATTCCCCTGTTGTTACGGTCGTTCCGCTTTCTGCAAGGGTATGGAAGAAAAAGTATCTTCCGACCCATGTGCAGATTCCAAAAGGCAGCGGGTTAAGCAGACCAAGCATGGCACTTGCGGAACAGGTGGAAACGCTTGATAAGACAAGACTTGGTGACAGAATCGGGGAAGTGCTGGATGACATGGTCATGGAACAGATCACAGTGGCACTCCAGATACAGATAGGTGCATATGCAGAGTACAATTAAGGCAGTCAGACGGCTGTCTTTTTTGTTTGCCTTATGGTAAAATAAGTTCTTGACTTGGAGTAAACTCCAAGTATTACAATGCATATGTAAAGGAGCTGGTTTAGTTATGACAATAAAACAGGTTTCGGAAAAATATAATATTAGTGCTGATACGTTAAGATACTATGAACGTGTAAAAATGATTCCTCCGGTTACAAGAACTGCTGGAGGCATAAGGGATTATCAGGAGGAAGATCTTAGATGGGTAGAACTTGCAATCTGCATGAGAAATTCAGGGCTTCCAATAGAAACCCTGATAGATTATCTGGCGTTATTTCAGCAGGGTGATGAAACTATTCCGGCAAGGCTGGAACTTCTCCGTGGACAGATGGAAATATTGGAAGAACAAAAGAAAAATATTGAGGAGACCATGAGCCGGCTTTCTTACAAAATCGAACATTATGAAGAAGCATTACAGACAGGAAAACTTGTCTGGGATTAGAAATGGAGGAAAGAATATGGCGGTATTAATAGCATTTTATTCAAGGGCTGATGAGAACTATTTTGGCGGAGCAATGAAATATATCAAGATTGGAAATACGGAAAAAGCTGCAAACATGATTGCAGATATTACAAAAGGTGACGTATTTAAAATCGAGCAGAAAGTTCCGTATTCTGCAGATTATAATACCTGCATTGAACAGGCAAAAAATGACAAAAACAAAAAAGCAAGACCGGAACTTATAGCACTTCCTGAGAATATATCAGGGTATGATGAAATATATCTTGGCTATCCAAATTATTGGGGAACAATGCCTATGGCTGTTTATACGTTCCTTGAGAGTTTTGATTTTACGGGGATAAAAATACATCCATTCTGTACCCACGAAGGCAGCGGGTTGTCAAACACAGAAAAGGATATAGCAGGTGCTGCAAAAGGTGCGATTGTCGAAAAGGGACTTGCGATAGTAGGAAGTAGTGTAGATAATGCGAAGCAACTGATAGAAAGGTGGATATAGGACATGGAATACAAAACGGGATATGTTTATGAACTGATGGATCAGGGCGGACCAACAGACGTGCGGGAAAGTTATTTCTTGGAAGCCGTAAATGAAATGACAAGAGCGAGAACCCTCTGTGCAAAGGCAAATGGCATTCTGCCGGATGATGAAAGTTATATTAAGTATTTAGAAGAGTTGTTTGACAGAAATCTGGATGATGTAAGAATCCTTACGCCTTTTATTTGTGATTTTGGAAACAGGGTAAAATTTGGAAAAGGTGTTTTTATCAACCATTCAGCTATATTATCAGCATCCGGTGGTATAGAATTTGAGGATGGTGTCATGGCAGCACCCGGATTGAGAATTGCTACAATCAATCATGATATGAATGCCAGACATACCATATACACATACGGGAAGGTAACTATTAAGAAAAATGCATGGATCGGCATGAATGTGACAATATGTCCGGGAGTTACGGTTGGAGAATATGCAGTCGTTGGAGCTGGAGCAGTAGTTACAAAGGATGTTCCTGATTATGCGGTTGTAGGCGGAGTGCCAGCAAAGGTTATCCGCTATCTCAATCCTGATGAACAGCAGGAATAGCAAGTGGTGTACTAGAGGTGCACTAAAGGTGTACTAAAGGTGTACTGACTTTTTATTTTACAGGTGCTATGATTAAGATGGCAAAAATGGAAGGGAGCAGAAATGCTCCTTTTCTTTATGCCCGGAGGCGGTGTCTTTCCAATCCTTTCACACCGCCCGTGTACATAGAAGGGAGGAATGGCGGATGCCGATGAAACCAAAGAAGCCGTGCAGACACCCCGGATGTCCGAAGCTGACAGACGGACTGTACTGCGAGGAGCATGAAGCACTGCACCGTGGTGACAGGGCGAGCAGCAGCAAGCGTGGTTACAACAGGCAGTGGCAGAAGGCAAGGGCAAGATATCTGAAGGCACATCCTTTGTGTGTTCAGTGCTTAAAGGAAGGTCATGCAGTGACAGCAACCGTGGTCGATCATATCAGACCGCACCGTGGTGATCCCGTCCTGTTCTGGGACGAGAAGAACTGGCAGAGCCTGTGCAAGCCCTGTCATGATAAAAAGACATGGAACAAAGATAACAATCCTGAGTATCGGTTCTGACGGCAGACCGTGGGGGTATCTGAATCTCTACAGTCTGAACCGCTGAAGACCGATGGCCCCCTTTGCGTGAATTTTCGCAGAATTAAACAGGGGGGATATAAAACAGGTATGGTAATTTTCGCAGAATGTACTTAAAACACGGCAAAAAGGGGTATTTTCTTTTGCCGGAAAATTATGAAAAACGCATTATTTAAGGCTGGAAAACAGTGTAAAAACATTGTTTTTTCCGGCCTTTTTTCGTGTGCCGGAAGGAGAGTGAGAAAGGATGACGGACGCACAGGCAAAGCAGATCAATGAGATGCGTATGCGTGGCATGGGATATAAAGCCATCGGTATGGCAATCGGACTGTCACGTGACATTGTCAGGAATTACTGTAAGAGACATAACCTTGCCGGATACGCTACCGTGGTTTCAAAGAATATGAAACTCATGGTGGACGGTAAAGAGGTATGCCACTTCTGCGGCAACCCGATCGAACAGCCGAAGACTGGCAGACCGAGAAGGTTCTGCTGTGAAAAATGCCGGAGGGAGTGGTGGAAAGCACACCCTGAGGCAGTGAAGAAAAGCGAGAAGGCTTCCTACACGCTTGTATGTGAGCAGTGTGGGAAGCCATTTATTTCCTATGGAAACAAGAACAGAAAATATTGTGGCCGTGAATGCTACTTCCGGCACAGATTTTTAGCAGAGGAGGATCAGGAAGATGCAGTTTCAGAGTTATAAGATAGCAGACCTTATCCCCGCTTCCTATAATCCAAGAAAGAAGCTGAAGCCGGGTGATAAGGAATATGAAAAGATCAAGAACTCCATTAAAGAGTTCGGATATGTCGAGCCGATCATCATCAACTCAGACATGACCATTATCGGAGGACACCAGAGAGCCACGGTTCTTTCAGACCTCGGATATACGGAAGTGGAGTGTATCATGGTCGATATCGACAAGACCAAGGAAAAGGCACTCAATGTTGCCCTTAATAAGATCACGGGTGAATGGAATAAGGAACTTCTGGCAGACCTTATCAAGGACCTTGAGGATTCTGATTTTGATGTCGGTGTCACGGGTTTTGAACCGCCGGAGATAGAACAGCTTTTCAATTCCGTGCATGATAAGAAGATCACGGAAGATGATTTTGATGTGGAAGCGGAGCTTGCAAAACCTACCGTTGCAAAGACGGGTGATGTGTGGCTGCTCGGAAAGCACCGTGTCATCTGCGGTGATTCCATTCTGCCAGAGACTTACGATACATTGATGGACGGCAGGAAAGCCAACCTTGTGCTGACGGATCCTCCATACAATGTAAATGTTGAGGAGACAGCCGGAAAGATAAAAAATGACAACATGCCGGATGAGGATTTTTATAAATTCCTGTTCGCAGCATTCGTCAATATGGAGCAGTCGATGGAACAGGATGCTTCCATTTATGTTTTCCATGCGGATACGGAAGGACTGAATTTCAGAAAGGCATTCAAGGATGCCGGGTTCTACCTTTCCGGCTGCTGCATCTGGAAAAAGAATGCACTGGTGCTTGGAAGGAGTCCGTACCAGTGGCAGCACGAGCCGTGCCTGTTCGGATGGAAGAAGGGCGGTAAGCACCAGTGGTATTCCGACAGGAAGCAGACAACCATCTGGGAATATGACCGTCCGAAGGCGAGCAAGGACCATCCGACCATGAAGCCCGTGGCGCTTATGGCATATCCGATACAGAACTCATGCATGAGCAACTGCATCGTGCTTGACCCGTTCCTCGGTTCAGGTTCCACACTGATCGCCTGTGAGCAGACAAACCGTATCTGCTATGGTATCGAGCTGGATGAGAAATTCGTGGATGTCATCGTGAACCGCTACATTGAACAGTGCGGTTCGGATGCTGATGTATATGTGCTCCGTGATAATATGAAAATTTCATATCAGGAATTGTGCAGGGGAGGGATGTATAATGAAGCAGATGACATTTCTTGACCTGTGTTCCGGCATTGGCGGTTTCAGGCTTGGTCTTGAAACTGCTGGACATAAATGCATCGGGTACTGTGAATATGATAAATTTGCAAGAGCCTCCTATGAGGCAATGTATGATACGGAAGGAGAGTGGAAAGCTCATGATGTCACAAAACTTAAATCCGAAGATGTCCCCTATGCAGACATCTGGTGCTTCGGATTCCCATGCCAGGACATCTCCGTTGCCGGAAAACAGCGGGGACTGGTCGGAAAAAGAAGTGGAATATATTACAACATTATTGACCTCCTCAAAGGCAAAGAAGAAAGTGCTAAACCCACATACTTACTTGTTGAGAACGTTAAGAACCTGTTATCGATTAATGCAGGATTCGATTTTGCCTCAGTTCTGTCTGAAATGGACGAAGCAGGGTATGACTGTCGGTGGCAGGTGCTTAACTCCAAAAACTTCGGAGTGCCACAGAACCGTGAGCGTGTGTTCATTATCGCAAATCTTAGAAGCAGAGGTAGACGAGAAATATTACCTCTCACCGGAGAAAACGCAGCAGCTCTTAACCAGCTTATAGGCGGTATGCAGGGTTACCGTGTTTACGGGACGGACGGCATCTCCGCAACGCTTGTCGGCAATGCCGGAGGCGTGGGTGCAAAGACAGGGCTTTATTTCATCGACCAGAGCAACCATGATCCGAAGATCACGGACACGGCAAGATGCCTGACTGCACGGTACACTGCCGGGATGACGAACCACACGGCAATGAACTCAGCGGTGCTTGAGGTTCATCCGGTCCTGACACCGGAACGTATGGAGAAAAGACAGAACGGCAGACGCATGAAGGATGACGGAGAGCCGATGTTCACGCTGACCTCCCAGGACAGGCATGGTGTGTATGTCTGTAAGAAGGCAGATTCCGTGAAAGTCAGGAATGCCACAAAGACAGGATACGATGTTGCCCGTGAAGGTGACGGCATCAATCTTGCGTATCCGGACAGTACGACCAGACGGGGGCGTGTAGGCAAGGGATGCTCCAAGACGCTGGACTGCTCCGGTCAGATGGGTACGCTCATGAGGGGCGGACGCATCAGAAGACTGACACCGAGGGAGTGCTTCCGGTTACAGGGATTTTCCGATGAGCTGTTTGACCGTGCATCGGCTGTCAACTCCGATGCACAGCTATATAAACAGGCGGGAAATGCGGTGACGGCAACCGTTGCATATGCGGTTGCGATGTCCCTGCCGGAGTCCAGAAACTGACGTTACATTTTCTTTTGGAAAGTACCATTATCTGCTTGACTATATGAGCGTTCAGAGTGATATATGGTACTACCAAAAGGAAAGGAGATCAGCAGAATGGAAATTATAACAAACGCTGAAAACAGAAAAGAACTGGTAAAAGCCTTAGCCGGGCATTTCGGACAGAGGTCGGAGTACCTTGGACCACCAAGTTTTGCATACCGCATCGGCAGCATCACGGTGGACAGGGACGCAAAGGTCATCCTCGAAGATGACAGTATGGAAGATGAGGTGAGAAGGGTGCTTTTTCAGAACGATGTTGCAGAAGAAACACAGGAACCGCAGACGGAAGAACCAGAAGCGGAAATAAAAATACCAATTGGGGACATGACACCGCAGGGAATCATCAACCTGATAAACATGATGCATTCCAAGCAGTATCTTATCAACAGGGCAGCCGGAAGGGAGTGCATTTCCATTACGGATACACTGACAGATGCACTTGCCGAAAGAACCTTTGAAAATACGGAAGAAGCGGTAAGGTTCATTACGGAACAGGGCGGATGCAAGGGATTCACATTTAAGGATGGAAACATTGACTTTACGGGATTCCCGCATACGGACAGCATGATGGAATACTGCAAACTGGCATCGGCCATTGTAAAGAAGGCATCGGAACAGAAGCGGGTGAATCCAAAGCAGACCATCGAGGAAAACGAGAAATATTACATGAGGGCATGGCTTGTTTCCATCGGATTTGGCGGGAGCGAAGGAAAGGAAGTAAGAAATTTCTTCCTTAAGGGACTGAAAGGACATACGGCATTCAGAACCCCGGAAGATGCGGAAAAATGGAAAGCCAACCGCAGGGCAGAAAGGGGGACAACGGTATGTTCGGAGTAAGCAGACAGACACTTGAAAGACTCAGAAAAGAATATCCTGCGGGAACCAGGGTGGAACTTATCCGCCTTGATGACCCATACAGAAAGATACCGTCAGGAACCATTGGAACGGTCGAGTTCGTGGATGATGCGGGACAGCTCCACACGGTGTGGGAGGGACACGGTTCTCTTGCAATGATCTACGGAGTGGATGAATGGAGAAAGGCGGATACCGATGAATAAGATAACGACCGTATGTTACGGTAAGGAAGATACATGGGAAACGAAGGAAGCTGCGGAGCAGTTCTTCCTTCAGGCCATGATGGGTTCTGACGGAAGTGAACGGGAACGGTATACAAATATATACATAAAACTGCAGATGGGGCTGACCTACTGCACGGATGAAGAATTTTAAACGAGGTGGATGATGAAAGAAATCAGAAGAAAGCTGATGGCTCTGATGAAGAAGCATCAGATGGGAATAACAGAATTTGCAGAGAAATGCGGTATGGAAGAAGGTAGAATAGAAAGGATCCTTCACAGCAGGGGAAGGCTCACACCAGCCGAGGCGGTACAGATCGCAGCAGCCTTCGGTCAGACGATAGAAGAAGCGTTTGATATCGAACCCCTTCCAATGGACGAAGTCCGTGAAATGGAAAATACGGAGTTTCATAGGATGGTGACGGAGCATCTAAACACGATAGCAAAGATACACAAGACAACTCCTGCAGAATTTGCAGAACAGTGCGGCCTGAAGGAGCGCAGGGTAAAGAATCTGCTGGACGGCACGGCAAGGATGAGTGTTGTTGAAGCGGTAAAGATTGCGGATGGATTCAATGTGTCACTTGATTATCTGCTTGGGTATTATCCTTATCCGCTGCCGACACCGAAGACGGAAGAACAGGTCCGTGCCTTTGAAGCAATCGGAAAAATGAGCCTTGATGAACTTGCGGAATTTGCAGAAAAATTAAAGGAAGAACTGCCACAGGAGAAGTCATAATATACACAATTCCAACCGCAGATGTTTGTGCAGTTTATGGCTCATATATAACTGGATATATGTGTGTTTTAGAGCGAATATGTACCTACCGAAAGGGAAGAAAACAAACGGAGGTACAAGCCATGAACGAAAGGATTGCAAGACAGATTGAGGAAATGAAGAAACAGACCATCGGAGTTGAGGTCGAGATGAATAACATCAGAAGGGATAAGGCAGCAGAGCTTGCAGCCGCATTCTTTGGAACGGGAAGATTTGAAAACACGGCTTCCAGAAACGGATATTATACATGGTCAGCATGGGATGCGGACGGAAGGGAATGGAAATTCCAGAAGGATGTCAGCATTGCGGGACCTGATGATAAGAAATGTGAGCTGGTGACGCCGATCCTTACCTACAACGACATTGAAACACTGCAGGAACTTATCAGAAAGCTCAGACATGCAGGAGCAAAGAGCGATGCGACAAGGGGATGCGGGGTACACATCCACATCGGTGCAAAAGGGCACACACCGCAGACACTCAGAAATCTCGCAAACATCATGGCGGGGCATGAGAATCTTCTGTCGGATGCCTTAGACCTTGACCGTGGAAGGATGAACCGCTACTGCAGAACGGTAGACCCAAGATTCCTCAAGGAACTCAACAAGAAGAAACCGAAGACGATGGCTGCCCTTGCAGACATCTGGTACACCTCGAACGGAGCAAGCTACGGACGGAATCAGCATTACAATGACAGCAGATACCATATGCTGAACTACCATGCAACCTTTACAAAAGGAACGGTTGAATTCAGACTTTTCCAATTCGATGCCCCGGCAGACGGAAAGCTGAACGGACTGCATGCGGGACAGCTTAAAAGTTACATCCAGCTCTGCCTTGCACTCAGCCAGATGGCAAAGGAAGTAAGGACGGCAAGTCCGAAACCACAGCAGACAGAAAATCCAAAATACGCAATGAGGACATGGCTTTTAAGACTCGGATTCATTGGGGATGAATTCAAGACGGCAAGGGACATCCTCACAAAGAGACTTGCAGGAGACACCGCATTCAGAAGCGGAAGGGCTGCTTGAAGAGAACAGCCTCCTGCCACCTTGGAGCATTGACCGCCATGTGCGGTCTTAAGGTGGTAGAAGGGTGTTCCCTTCGGAAAGGATGGAAACATTATGCAGAAAAGATATTACATTGCTTACGGCAGCAACCTAAACATCAGACAGATGCGGATGAGATGCCCGCATGCGAGGGTGATCGGAACTGCAGTCATTAAAGATTATGAACTGCTTTTCAAGGGAAGCCTTACGGGTGCCTATCTTACGATAGAACCCAAGAAGGGCGGAGAGGTTCCCGTTGCAGCATGGGAGGTCACGGAATCGGATGAGGCGGCACTTGACCGCTACGAAGGATTCCCGACATTTTATTACAAAAAGGAAATGAAACTGGATATCAAAGGAATACGCACGGGAAAGATACGGAGAAGGAAGTGCTTTGTGTATATCATGCATGAAGAACGGAAGATAGGAGTACCTTCCCTTTCCTATGTAAGCACATGCCTTCAGGGGTATGTCAGTTTCGGATTTGATGAGCACTACCTTTCCGAAGCACAGATAAAAGCGGTGGAGGTGGCAGGACATGAAGAGTGAAATACTGCGGATACGGATATGCCCACGGTGCGGAGAAAGATACGCAGCACCGCCCGCCTTATCAAGGACTGACGGAACAACGCTTATCTGCCCCGACTGTGGCACACGTGAGGCTCTTGAGAGCATCGGTGTCGGGGCAACGGAACAGGACCAGATCCTTGAAACCATCCACAGGTCACAGCGGTAATATGTACAATTCCTCCGGCGAATCTTTGTGTACATTACGGGGCAGATATGACTGGATAATATCTGCATTCAGAGCGAATATGTACCTACCGAAAGGGAAAAAAGAAAACGGAGGAACATATGATGGAAACAAAAATCACAACAGCAGAGAATTTAGGAATGGAACTTTACGGATGCATGAATTCAGCAGTCCTTGATTACGGGGATTACACGGTTGCGGTATGGGACCACTGCTTTAAGGGAAGCGTTGCAGAGATTTACGAGCTGGTCGAGACCCCGGAAGAAACCGGACTTGGAAGATGCGAGTGCAGAATTTCAAGGATCGAAAGAAAAGAAGGATTTGAGGATGCCGGACATGCGATGGCATGGGCACTCACCAAGGTAAAATAACAGGAAGGGCAGGGCATAATCCCCCTGCCTTTTATCATGTACATTGTCACAATGTACTGCCGTTATCTTTGTGTACATTATGGTGATGAAATCACTGGATATAATCAGTGTTTAGAGCGAATATGTACCTACCGAAAGGGAAAACAAAGAAAACGGAGGAACAAAACCATGAAGAAGATTGAAATTTTTGAAAGAGCCATCAAAGAGGGAGGAAACCTTAAGGATTACGGAATCAATGCAACGGTGTTTGCAGCATACAGAAACCTTGAATACACAGGAAACGAAGACCTCGATTTTGCGGATACCATCTGGGATCACGACATTGCAGAGATCACAGAGACCTTAAGGGAAAACGGAATCAAGGAATTTACGATAAGCAGCACCTTTTCAGGACTTATCGAAACACTTGCAGCTTTTGAAAAAGAAGGGATAAAGATGGCGGGACTTACCGAGGTGAATGCAGGATACACAGATTTTATGACCGGGGAAAAAGCAAGGATCCCGGCAATCAGAATGACACTTTAAAAACACACGGATAACAAAGCAAAGGACCTCTCCGGAGGTCTTTTATTATGCTCATTTTTACGAGGAGGTGAGGACAGTGGCACAGAGAGGAAGAAAACCAAAGCCTACGGCAGTAAAGGTGCTTGAGGGAAATCCGGGCAAGAGAAGCCTTAACACGGGCGAACCAAAGCCTGAAAAAAAGGCCCCGCGCTGTCCGGCATGGCTTGAGGATGAGGCAAAGAAAGAATGGAAAAGGATGGCGAAACAACTGGAGCATCTCGGCATCCTGACTGAAATAGACATGGCAGCATTCGCAGGATACTGTCAGGCATATGCAAGATGGAAAGAAGCAGAGGAATTCATCACACAGCACGGTGCAATCGTGAAGACTCCGAGCGGTTACTGGCAGCAGGTACCACAGGTATCCATAGCCCAGACCTATCTGAAGATCATGAATAAGTTCTGTGAGCAGTTCGGCCTTACACCGTCTGCAAGAAGCCGTATTTCAACGGATAACGGGGAAGACAAGCAGAACGATGAAATGGAGCTTCTGCTTGTGAAAGGCGGTGTAAAGTAATGTTTGATAAAGCAAAAGCAGATCATGCGGTGAATTTTATCAACTGCCTGAAACACACCAAAGGACGGTGGAGGGGAGTTCCTTTTGAACTTCTACCTTGGCAGGATGAGATCATCCGCACGATCTATGGAACAGTAAAAGAAAACGGATACAGGCAGTACAACACCTGTTATTGTGAGATACCAAAGAAAAACGGAAAGTCCGAACTGGCAGCAGCCATCGCACTGTATATGACATGCGGTGACGGTGAGTGGGGAGCAGAGGTATATGGATGTGCTTCCGACAGACAGCAGGCTTCCATCGTATTTGATGTTGCGGTGGACATGGTGGATCAGTGTCCGGCACTGAAAAAGAGGATAAAGCCTGTCATGTCCGTAAAGAGACTTGTGTATAAACCGACCAACAGTTTCTATCAGGTGTTGTCGGCAGAGGCATATACCAAGCATGGTCTGAATGTCCATGCGGTAATCTTTGATGAGCTGCATGCACAGCCGAACCGTGAGCTGTTTGATGTTATGACCAAGGGTTCCGGTGATGCGAGAACACAGCCGTTGTTCTTCCTGATCACGACAGCCGGAACAGACAGAAATTCGGTGTGTTTTGAACAGCATCAGAAGGCTCTGGATATCATTGAGGGGAGAAAGATTGACCCGACATTTTATCCCGTGATATATGGTGCTTCCGATGATGATGACTGGTCAAGCGAGGATGTGTGGTATAAAGCGAATCCTTCGCTCGGCTATACGATAGACATTGAAAAAGTACAGAATGCTTATATCAGTGCAAAGGAAAATGCAGCAGAGGAGAATGTATTCCGTCAGCTCCGTCTTAACCAGTGGGTAAAGCAGAGCACACGATGGATGCAGATGGATAAATGGGATGCCTGTGCATTTGCCGTAAATGAGGAAGAACTTCTCGGACGGGAATGCTATGGCGGACTTGACCTTTCAAGTTCTACAGATATCACGGCATTCGTGCTGGTGTTCCCGCCAAGAAATGATACGGAAAAATATATGATACTTCCGTATTTCTGGATACCGGAAGATAACATGAGGCTGCGTGTCAGAAGGGATCATGTCCCGTATGATGTATGGGCAGCCGAAGGATGTCTTCAGACCACAGAGGGCAATGTCATCCATTATGGATTTATCGAGCAGTTCATTGATGAGCTTGGAACAAAATTCCATATCAAAGAGATCGCATTTGACAGGTGGGGAGCCGTGCAGATGGTACAGAACCTTGAGGGCATGGGATTTACCGTTGTTCCGTTCGGACAGGGGTATAAGGATATGAGTCCTCCGACCAAGGAGCTGATGAAGCTGACACTGGAAGAGAGGATAGCACATGGCGGACATAAGGTGCTGCGGTGGATGATGGATAATGTATTTGTCCGTCAGGATCCGGCAGGGAATATCAAAATGGATAAGGAAAAATCCACGGAGAAGATTGACGGGGCCGTTGCAACCGTCATGGCACTTGACCGTGCAATCAGAAATGAGGGCAGTGACGGAAGTGTGTATGATGACCGCGGCATTCTGGTCTTTTAAGAATAAAAAGACACACGGAGGTGTAGCAAGGAAACAGCAATAATAAATTATTCTGAATCACTCCGTGTGTCATAAAAATCATATCAGAAATCGGAGGTTGAAGCAATGGGAATAAAAAGTTTATTTGGTTTCGGACAGGCGAGGGATAAGCCCGTGGATAAGGCGGCTGATGCCGGATATTCGTTCCTGTTCGGACGGACAACAAGCGGAAAGCCCGTGAATGAAAGAACGGCAATGCAGACAACGGCAGTATATGCCTGTGTCAGGATTCTTGCGGAAGCAGTCGCATCCTTACCGCTTCATGTATATGAGTATCAGGATGACGGAGGCAAGAAGCTGGTGCATGACCATCCTTTATATTATCTGCTCCATGATGAGCCGAACCCGGAGATGACTTCATTTGTGTTCAGAGAAACACTGATGAGTCATCTTTTAATATGGGGAAATGCTTATGCACAGATCATAAGGGATGGTGCCGGAAGGGTGCTTGGCCTGTATCCGCTTCTTCCTGACAAGATGGAAGTGCAGAGGGATGACAGAGGAAATATCTATTATGTGTATTCCAGAAACAGTGATGAAAATCCCATGTTCAAGGAATACGGCAACATCAAGCTGAAAGCCGAGGATGTACTTCACATTCCGGGACTTGGATTTGACGGACTGATCGGTTATTCACCGATTGCGATGGCAAAGAATGCTGTCGGTATGACGCTTGCCTGTGAGGAATACGGTGCGAGTTTCTTTGCAAACGGTGCGAATCCGGGCGGTGTCCTGGAACATCCGGGAGTGCTGAAGGATCCGTCCAAGGTCAGGGAATCCTGGAATTCCGTGTACCGTGGTGTGAATAATGCACACAAGATCGCAGTGCTTGAAGAAGGCATGAAGTACCAGCAGATAGGAATACCACCGGAAGAAGCACAGTTCCTTGAGACAAGGAAATTCCAGATAAATGAAATAGCAAGACTTTACAGGATACCGCCACACATGGTCGGTGACCTTGATAAATCGAGCTTTTCGAATATAGAGCAGCAGTCCCTGGAGTTTGTGAAATACACACTGGACCCTTGGGTGATCCGGTGGGAGCAGTCACTCCAGAGATCGCTCCTTCTGCCGGGAGAAAAGGGAAAGTATTTCATTAAGCTGAATGTGGACGGACTTCTCCGTGGAGATTACCAGTCGAGGATGAACGGCTATGCAGTCGGAAGACAGAACGGCTGGTTTTCTGCCAATGACATCCGTGAAATGGAGAACATGAACCCTATCCCTGATGAGGAAGGCGGCAACCTGTACCTTGTGAACGGTGCAATGACCAAACTTGCGGATGCAGGGGCATTTGCGGGAGCGGACAACGGACAGCAGAATGAAGAAGAAAAACTCCCGGCACAGGAAAACAGCAGAAAGAGAGGTAAACGATGAAGCGGAAGTTTTGGAACTGGATAAAGAATGAAGATGAGAGCGTGCCTGATATGGAAAGGACGCTCTTTTTAAATGGCATGATCTCGGATGAAACATGGTACGGAGATGAAGTTACCCCGCAGCTTTTCAAGGATGAGCTGAATGCCGGAAGCGGAAATATCACGGTATGGATTAATTCTCCGGGCGGTGATGTGTTCGCGGCAGCACAGATCTACAACATGCTCCGTGACTACAAGGGAAGCGTGACCGTCAAGATCGACGGCATTGCAGCTTCGGCAGCATCCGTTATTGCGATGGCAGGAAATACGGTATGTGTATCCCCGGTGGCAATGATGATGATCCACAATCCTGCGACTATGGCAATGGGTGAGGCAAAGGATATGCAGAAGGCAATCGCAATGCTGAATGAAGTCAAGGAGTCCATCTTAAATGCTTATGAGTCCAAGACCAGGCTTACCCGTGCAAGGCTCTCCCACATGATGGATGACGAGACTTGGTTCAATGCCAAGAAAGCCGTGGAGCTTGGATTTGCAGATAAGATCCTTTTTGATTCCGATGAGGATGAGAAAAAGAAAGAGCCGGAAGAGCCGGAGAAAAAGCCGGACGAAGGCAGTGAAGGAGAGGAAGAGGAGAAAAAGGATGACGGGGAAAAGGAGAAGAAAAAGAAGCTCCCGTTCCAGCAGGATTCCATGATGTTCTCTACAAAGGCGATGAATGAATCGTTCCTTTCCAAGGTATCCCATACGGATACCATGATACCAGTTAACCAGTTGGAAAAAAGACTGAGTCTTTTAACACATTAAGGAGGATTTCAAGATGAGTAAGATTTTAGAGTTAAGAGAAAAGAGAGCAAAGGCCTGGGATGCTGCAAAGGCATTCCTTGATGCCAAGAGAACACAGGAAGGGTTTGTATCCGCAGAGGATGCAGCCACTTATGACAAGATGGAAGCAGATGTCGTAAATCTCGGAAAAGAGATCGAGAGGCTGGAAAGACAGGCTGCCATCGATGCAGAGCTTGCAAAGGCAACAAGCACACCAATCACCAACCAGCCGAGTGCAAAGACTGACGGTGATGCAAAGACCGGAAGGGCAACGGATGAGTATAGAAAGGCATTCTGGAACAGTATGAGAAACAAGATGTCATACGAGGTACAGAATGCCCTTTCTATTGGTACGGATTCCGAGGGCGGATATCTCGTACCGGATGAGTATGAGAAGAAACTTGTGGAAGCACTGGAAGAGGAAGTATTTTTCCGTAACCTTGCAACCGTCATCAAGACTTCAAGCGGTGACCGCAAGATTCCTATCGTCACATCAAAGGGCGAGGCGGCATGGATCGATGAGGGCGGACAGTTCCCTGAATCCGATGACAGCTTCGGTCAGACATCCATCAGTGCCTATAAGCTGGCAACCATGATCAAGGTGTCCGATGAACTCTTAAATGACAGCGTGTTCAATATTGAGCAGTATATTTCAAGGGAGTTCGGAAGAAGAATCGGTACAAAGGAAGAGGAGGCATTCTTTATCGGTGACGGCAAGGGAAAACCTACCGGAATCTTCAATGCCACAGGCGGTGCGGAGACAGGTGTTACTGCCAATAATACTTCCATTACATTTGATGATGTCATGGATCTTTATTACTCCCTGCGTGCTCCATACCGTAACAAGGCAGTATGGCTTCTTAATGATTCGACCGTAAAGGCAATCAGAAAGCTGAAGGATGGAAACGGAAATTATATCTGGCAGCCGTCCGTAAGGGAAGGAGAGCCGGACAGGATCCTCAACCGCCCGTACCGCACATCCATTTATGTGCCGGAGCTTGCAGCAGGAAGCCGTGTCATGGCATTTGGTGATTACAGTTATTACTGGATCGCTGACCGTCAGGGCAGAAGTTTCAAGAGACTGAATGAACTTTATGCTACAACGGGTCAGGTCGGATTCCTTGCTTCAGAGCGTGTGGACGGCAAGCTGATCCTTTCCGAGGCAGTCAAGACACTTGATATCAAGGCTGCCGGAAAGTAGGTGGACGGATGTTTGTAACGCTTGAGGAAGCCAAAGGTTATCTCAGGGTCGATTCGTCAGACGAGGATGATCTTATCCTCCGTCTGATGGAGACATCCGACAGCCTGATCTTAAATGTGACAAGACGTACACGGGCAGGACTGAAACGGCATGAGGCACTTATCCGTACTGCGGAACTGTATGCCATTGCTTATCTGTATGAGCACAGGGAAGAAGCCGATCATAAGGCAATGACGGAAACACTGAAATATCTGCTCTTTGGGATCAGGAAGGAGAGATTCTGATGATTGAACTCATGCGTGAGAGGATCACGATACAGAAAAGCAGTACCAAAACGGATAAGACGGGAAACCACATGCTTGTGTGGGAAGATCATTATAAGTGTTTTTCCTATGCAAACAATCTGTCCGGTAAGGAATACTGGGAAGCAAAACAGGTCAATGCGGAAACAGAACTGGATTTTATTATCCGGTACTGCAGTGAGGTGTCAGGACTTGATACGGAGCATTACCGCATAGTTTTCCGTGGAAGACTTTATAATATTACATTCGTTGATAACGTGCAGTACAAAAACAAATCGGTAAGGATAAGGGCTGCCCTGATAAAGAGGTGATGGAATGGCAGAGAGAAGAACGACCGTTGACGGTCTTGCGGATGCAATCATGGACGGACTCAAAGAGTATGCAGACCTTGCAACGGATACGGTCAAGGATGCGGTAAAAGATGTATCCAAGACGGTAAAGAAAGACATTCAGGCAAATGCCCCAAAGCGTACCGGCCGGTACAAAAAGAGCTGGACCGTGAAAAAGACAGCGGAAAGCAGCAATTCCATCACGATGACTGTCCATTCCAAGGACAGATACCAGATCGCCCACCTGTTGGAGCACGGTCATGCAAAGCGGGGCGGCGGCAGGGTAGCCGGAAGGGAGCATATTGCTCCGGCAGAGGAAAAAGGAAACAGGGAGCTTATGCAGAAGATTGAAAGGGGGCTGCGTTCATGACACATGAAGAAGTTGTGGCAATGATGGAAGAAATGAATCTTCCGTTTGCTTATGATCATTTTGTGGAAGGCGAATCCCCGGAACCGCCTTTTGCAGTATTCCTTTATCCGGGAAGTAACAATTTTCCAGCAGACGGCAGGGTATATTATAAATCCAGCCGTCTGAATATAGAAATTTATACGGACCTGAAAAATCCGGAACTGGAACTTACAGTAGAAGCCGTGCTTGACCTGCACGGTATTTTTTATGGAAAAAGCGAAGTATGGATAGAAACTGAAAATCTGTATGAGGTGCTTTATCAGATGGAGGTATAGAAGATGGCTAATAAAAAGAACAAAGTCAAATTTAATATCTGCAATGTGCATTATGCACCGATTACGGTTGCAGAGGAAGGCACGGTCAGTTTTGGAACACCTGTACCGATGCCGGGTGCAGTATCAATCAGCATGGATCCGACAGGAGAGCCGGAATCATTCTATGCAGATGGTATTGAGTATTATGTAATCAATAACAATCAGGGATACGATGGTGACCTTGAACTTGCCATGATCCCTGAATCATTCCGCACGGATATCTTAAAAGAGGAGCAGGATGCCAATAAGGTGCTTGTGGAGAATGCAAATTCCGAGACAGGCAGTTTTGCACTCCTGTTTGAGTTTGACGGGGATATCCGCAAGATCCGCCATGTGCTTTATAACTGTTCCGCATCCCGTCCGACCATTGAGTCAAAGACGAATGAGGAAGATAAGGAAGTGCAGACGGAAACACTGACTATCAAGGCAAGACCTATGGCAGACGGATATGTCAAGGCAAAAACGGGAGATTCTACAACTGAGACTGTTTACAATAACTGGTATAAGAGCGTATATCTTCCGGCAGCTTCCCCGGCAGAGCAGCAGTCAGCAAAATCAACCAAGAGTGTATCATAAGGAGGACTAAGACATGGGTATCAGAAAGGATATAGAAATTGACGGACAGATGGTTGCATTCAAGGCGAGTGCAGCCATTCCAAGAATCTACAGATTAAAATTCCAGAGGGATATTTATAAAGACCTGGCATTACTTGAAAAGAGCATCGGTGACGGAAAAGAGGAATCATCAAACCTTGATATGTTTTCCCTTGAGATGTTTGAGAACATTGCTTTTATTATGGCAAAGCATGCAGATCCATCTATCCCGGATACACCGGAGGAATGGCTTGATAATTTCAATACATTTTCAATTTATCAGGTTCTTCCGCAGCTTATTGAACTGTGGGGACTGAATGTAAAAACGGATGTAGAAGCTAAAAAAAACTTCGTCCGACAGAGCGTGAAATGACAACCCCGTTATTTCTGCTGCGATGTGTACAGTTAGGCTTATCGATGGCAGATCTTGATATGCTGTCGATAGGCCTTATCAATGATATGTACAGTGAGAGCCGGAATGATGATTACAAGTATGCCGAGCTTGCCACACAGGAAGACTTCGACCGTTTCTGATTGAGAGAACAGCCTTTTTCTGTTATACTATCAACAGGAAAAGGCTGAAAATCAATAAAAGGATGGTGGTTACAATGATGAAGATTTCCGGTGATTTTTATGTAAAATGTAAAAACTGCGGACACATCACATTTGTAGAAGCTGATAGTCTGGATTATGATACATCTTCAACTGAAAGATCTATGGGACCTGAAGTAGAATATAATTTTTATGGAGAATTCTGCTGTGAGGGCTGCGGAAGAGATATAGACTATAATATCAGAGGCTATGAATATCCTGTCGGTGCATTTAATTATTCGGATTTTGAATGCCACGGTGGAGAGTTTGTGGATGAACCAAGTGCGGATATAGAATATGAATTTGATGAGTACTACAGTGATTATGCATATGAAGAATACATTGAAGCCGATGATATTCTGGAACAGAACCGTGAGCGGATAAGAAATATGACTCCGAGGAAATTTGAGTTATTTGTCGGGGAGATATTTGAAAGTCTGGGATTTACCGTAAAGGTTACCAAGGCAACAAGGGATGGAGGCAGTGATATTATTGCGACAAAAGCTGATCCGATTCCATTTACCCTGATTGTAGAATGTAAGCATTGGGGAGAAAAACATAAGGTGGATGTCAGCGTTGTAAGGAGTCTGTATGGAGTCCAGACAGCAATGCAGGCCAATCAGTCCGTTGTTGTGACATCAACTAAATTTACAAGGGATGCAAGAAAATTTGCAGAGAGCAGAAAAACCATGATGCAGTTATGGGATATAGATGATCTTTTGAAATATATGAAGTAAAAAATACAATATTACATAGGACATCCGTCAGAAATGGCGGGTGTTTTTATTTTGTTACGGAGCTTAAAATGCTCCTTTTTTTGTACCCATTTTTAGGAGGAGGTGATAGACATGGCAAGCCGTATTCAGGGTATCACGGTAGAAATCGGTGGTGATACAACCAAACTGCAGAATGCACTTAAAGGTGTGAACGGACAGATTAAGTCTACCCAGTCACAGCTTAAGGATGTAAATAAGCTTCTGAAACTGGATCCGGGAAATACGGAGCTTCTGGCACAGAAGCATAAGCTGCTTGCGGAAGCGGTCAGTGAAACAAAAGAGAAACTGGCAACCCTGAAAACGGCAGCAGAACAGGCGAATACTGCACTTGCCAATGGCGAGATCTCACAGGAGCAGTACGATGCCCTTCAGAGGGAAATCGTGGAAACGGAACAGGACTTAAAGGATCTGGAAACACAGGCGAACCAGTCGGCAACGGCAGTACAGAAAATTGCAACAACGGGCGAGAAGTTAAAGACGGTTGGGGACAACATTTCCTCTGCCGGACAAAAGCTCCTCCCGGTAACAGCCGGAGTGACTGCACTGGGGACGGCATCCGTAACGACCGCAGCCAATTTTGAATCTTCCATGTCACAGGTACAGGCAACAATGGGAATCACCAAAGATGCCATGTCAACGGTAAATGGTCAATCCGTAAATACAATGGATACCCTTTCAAAGCTGGCAAAGAAGATGGGTGCAGAAACAGCCTTCTCTGCATCTGAGTGTGCCGAGGCATTAAATTATCTGGCTCTTGCCGGATATGACACGGAGCAGATGTGCAATACACTACCGACCGTGCTTAACCTGGCAGCCGCCGGGGATATTGCCCTTGCGGATGCTTCCGACATGGTAACGGATGCCATGTCCGCACTTGGTATGGGTGTGGACGAGGCAGAAACGATGGTCGATCAGATGGCAAAAACGGCATCTACCACGAACACATCGGTTGCACAGTTGGGCGAGGGAATCCTTACCATTGGTGCGACAGCCAAATCCATCAAGGGCGGTACGGCAGAACTCAATACCGCACTTGGTATCCTTGCCAATAATGGTATCAAGGGGGCAGAAGGCGGTACGCATCTCCGTAACATTATCCTGTCACTGCAGAATCCTACGGATAAGGCAGCCGCCCAGATGGAAGCACTGGGAATTTCCGTATATGATTCCGAAGGAAACATGCGGTCAATGAACGATATTCTTGGTGACCTGAATAAGAGCATGGACGGAATGACATCAGCGGAGAAGTCAAACATCATAGGTACGATCTTTAACAAGACGGACCTGTCTTCCGTAAATGCACTGCTTGCCAATACAGGAAGCACATGGGATGACCTTCAGCAGAAGATCACCGCCAGCGGTGGTGCTGCACAGCAGATGGCAGATACACAGCTTGATAACTTACAAGGACAGATCACTATCTTAAAATCCGCACTGGAAGGCCTGGCGATATCTTTTGGGGAACTTCTGATGCCGGCCATCAAACAGATCGTGGGATGGGTACAGAAATTTGTGGACTGGTTAAATGGACTGAGTGAGGGTACGAAGAAGACGGTCGTTACGATTGCACTTTTGGCAGCAGCACTCGGCCCCGTTCTTATCGTGATCGGAAAGGTCATATCCGCAGTCGGCACGATCATGACAATCGTTCCGAAGATTGCCGGAGTCATCAATACGGTAAAAGGAGCATTTGCAGCACTTAATACTACAATGCTTGCAAATCCAATCGTTCTTATCATTGCAGCAATAGCAGCTCTTGTGGCTGCCTTTATTTATTTGTGGAATAACTGCGATGGATTCCGACAGTTCTGGATAGACCTCTGGGAGAATGTAAAACAAGTAGCCATCACGGTATGGAATGCCATAAAAGCATTCTTTTCACAGGTGTGGGAAGCCATCAAGACGATCTTCTCGACCGTGTTTGAAGTGATAAAGACCCTGGTAACGACTTATTTCAATCTGTATAAAACCATCATCCAGACGGTTTTCAATGTGATAAAGACGGTCATCACGACCATCTGGGAAGCCATCAAGGGTGTATTTACTACAGTTTTTAATGTGATAAAAACACTGGTGACAACGTATTTCAATATCTACAAAACGATCATTCAGACAGTCCTGACCATTATCCAGACTGTCATTACAACTGTATGGAATACGATAAAAACAGTCATTACTACTGTATTGAATGCAATAAAGACGATTTTTTCCACGGTATGGAATGCCATCAAGACTATCATCAGTGCCGTAGTAAGCGGGATTAAGGGACTGATCACAGGGGACTTTACTGCGGTCAAGAACTCCATTACCACCATCATGAATACGATTAAGAGTACGATCACCACCATATGGAATACCATCAGGTCGACCATTTCAACGGTGCTTGGTGCAATCAAGGGTGCGGTTACATCCGTATTCAATGGAATCGTAAATGCGGTGAAAGGTGCGATGGGAAATGTCCTGAATGCAGTAAAGACAGGTTTTTCCAATGTGAAAAACCATATCACGGGGCTTGCGTCACAGGCATTTACATGGGGCAAGGATCTGGTCATGGGAATCGTAAACGGAATCAAGAGCTGCATCGGTGCAGTCGGGGATGCCGTTAAGGGTGTGGCAGACAAGATCAAGTCATTTCTTCACTTCTCCGTGCCGGATGAGGGTCCTCTTACTGATTATGAATCATGGATGCCTGACTTTATGGGCGGACTTGCCAAGGGAATCGAAAAGAGCCGTGGGATGATCCAGAAAGTGGTCAGCGGGGTTTCTTCCGACATGGTCATCAATCCAAAGGTCAGCAGCATGGAAAGCATGACGGGAACAGGAACGGTAGCACAGCCGGAAGGTATTTCCGGGATGCTTTCTGCAATTACTTCTGCAATTGAGAATATCAAACCGGACAGCGGTGACATCGTCATTCCTGTGTACCTTGGCGGTACGATACTTGATGAGGTTATTGTTTCGGCACAGCAGAGGGCAAACTTAAGAAGCGGGGGCAGATAAAAATGGCATATATACAATATCTTGTTTTTAATGAGAAGCCTCTGCCTCTGCCGGATTCCTACGATATCGGACTGTCAGATGTCGAAGCGGACTCCGGTGGTGAAACAGAGGCGGGAACCACACAGAGGGATGTGGTAAGGACGGGAGTGGCTGACATTTCCGTCTCTTTTTCCGTGTCCCCAAAGTGGCTCAGACTGCTGACGGCATATTCCAAGATGCCGAAGATAGCAGTGAAATATTTTGACACGGAAACACTGGAACTGAAAGATGCAGAAATGTATATCACGGGATTTAAGGCAGCACTTAAAAAGGACACATCCTATAAGGGACTGTGGACGGTATCCTTTACCCTGAAAGAAATGTAGGAGGCAGATGCTGTGATCGAAGTATCAGAGAAATTCAAAAATGCCGTAAGGCAGAACACAAGAAAATATGAGTGGTACGGTTCGATCACGACAAAAGCCGGAAAGGTGCATGAATTTACGGCAAAGGATATCGTGAAGGGTTCCGGCTACATAAAATGGCAGTGCTGCAGTAACACGGAGATAGAACTCGGAACGGTGTATGCAGCAGAAATGGGGATTAGCCTGTTTTCGGAAATCGACCGTTACACTCTGGAAGATGCCGAGGTACAACTTTATTACCGCCTGACGCTTCTGGACGGGACAACGGAAACCATACCGATGGGGATCTATGAAATTTCCGAAGCAAACAGGAAGGTGCGGACACTGGAACTGAAAGGCTATGACCATATGCTGCGTTTTGAGAAGTCCCTGAAACTGGAATCCTCAAGCGGAACGCCATACCAGTTCTTAAAAGCCGCGTGTGATGCATGCAAGGTGGAAATGGCACAGACGGTTGCGGAAATCAGTGCCCTTCCGAATGGCAGGACCACACTCGGCATATATTCGGATAATGATATAGAGACCTTCCGTGACCTGGTCTTTTATGTGGCACAGGTGCTTGGCTGTTTCTGCCAGATAGACCGATACGGAAAACTTGTCCTTAAGCGGTACGGGAATGAATCCGTATGGAACGTGGAGCAGAAGGAGAGGTTTGACAGCAGTTACTCTGACTTTGTTACAAGATACACGGCAGTATCATCCACAAACCAGATCAGCCAGACGGCAGAATACATTGCGATGGAAAAAGACGATGCCCTTACCATGAACCTTGGCATCAACCCGTTACTGCAGTTCGGACTGAAATCCGTAAGGGAGAAGATACTGCGTGAGATACTCACAGCACTGCAGAAGATAAATTATGTACCGTTTGACAGTTCCACCATCGGGAATCCGGCACTGGAAGTCGGGGACATCCTGAAGTTTTCAGGCGGACATGCAGATGAAACAAAGATAAGCTGCATTACGAGCATCGAATGTAAGATCAACGGGAAGATGACACTGAAATGTGTAGGGAAGAATCCGAGGCTTGCATCTGCCAAGAGCAAGAATGATAAGAATATTACGGGTCTTATCAATTCCGTGGAAAGCGGAAAGACCATAATTTACAGTTTTGTCAATGTTGCCCCGTTTGAAATTGGGCAGTCCCTTATGAATGTGATGGATATTGACTTTACTGCAACGGAAGAAACCACGGCAGCATTCCAGTGTGAAATGCTTCTGGAGGTGGTAAAGCCGGATACCGGGGGAGAGCCGGAAGAAGGCGTGGCAGCAGAAACGGAACTGCCGGAGCTGTCCATTGTTTATAAGATAAATAATGAAACCATAGATACATTCATGCCGGTCAAGACCTGTCTGTATGGGAAGCATATCGTGACATTGTTTTTTCCGATATCGAAAGTCATAGAGAACAGCTCCAACACATTTTCCATGTATCTGAAGATATCATCCGGGAGTGCTAAGATTGGTGAGGCGCAGATCAGGGCAACCATCAGCGGTCAGGGACTCGCAGCAGGACTGGGAGACTGGAACGGACGCATCAATATCAATGAGAATATTGGAAATATCAGCATTACGGATGTACCGTTTGTGGCTGATGTGTTTAAGGATACGGCATCTGTAACATTCCCTTCCAAAAAGACACAGGGACTGACACAGACAATCGGGAATATTCCAATCACAGACCAGAACTATGAAGCAGATGCATTTACGGACCGTGCATGGATCACGGAGATTCTCCGAACCTTTGTACTTACAAGCGTGCGGGGAAATCCAAATTATAACGGATATATCACGGTCAATACGGAAGAACGGTTCATGCTGCGGAAACGGTATGTACAGAAGTCAGGGCCGGAATCCCTCGACCACGGATATGCAGAAGACCTCATGATCGATATTTCATACTTCACAAAGGTGGACGGGGTGGAAGTCAATGGTTATACCGCAGCAGTCCGTCCGCAGTATGTGATTACCGCGGCAGAGACTTCCGTTAAGTTCCCGGATACCATTACCGTTGAAAACGGGTTCTTTGAACTGAAAGCAGTAACTGAACAGACACAGGAAGCCGTGACGGATGAAGTGGATGAAGGTTTCCTGGAAAGGACAACGGTTGATATATCCGGCTTTGACGGAGTGAAAGGAGTGGAATTTACACTATGAATTATGACAATATAAATGATATTTTTTCGGCCGGTGTCACCAATATGACCTGTCTGTTACAGGACAGCAACAGCTATGATGGCGGTACGCTTGCCGTGAGCGGTGCGGATTTTTTCACGTTCCTCGGAAAAGCCGTACCGTACATTTATGCACATGGTGATTCTTACTGGGGAATCGGCAGTGATACTACGCACCTTAAAGTGGATAACCGTGATACCAGAATGAGATCGCTTTACAAGGAAGAAGGGACTTTATACAGTTATTACCGTTTTCTGAAAATACGGTGGGAAGGATGGTCGCATTACAATGCATCCGGGGCGGACTACCAGTTAAAATATGACCTTCTGTTCTGGGACACGGGAGATATTTCCCTTCATATGATTTCTGTTCCTGTCCAGTGCTATGATGGAGGTTTCGGTTTTAGTGCAGACAAGAACTATACTTTCACAAAGCCCGATACAGCTTCCCCGGATATTACTTTCCAGTATTATGCGGACAGTAAGACCTTTGAAGTGAAATACACACCGATTGACCTGTTGGTTCCGTTTAAACTACTGATAAAAGACGGGGACGGAAAACTGTATACGGTGGAGAACCAGATCATAAATGAGGAGCTGTCAGAAACAGCGGATGTACTTGCCGGTCTGGAAGAAACAGAAGTCAATGCACTTTTGTTTAAGAGATATGGATTTGCAAAGATGCCGGAGTGGGACTTGATGAAAGGGCTGACACTTCCTTCCGTATTAAGCTGGAGTGACAGCAGGGCATTTCCTCTGAATGCCGTGATCACGGGAACACCGCCAAAGCAGTATATCGAATGCATGGCGGATCTTTCGGACGGCACGGTTCTTGGAATCAAGGCACTGAATGCAGAATATGAGGGAGAAATCACGGTACAGTACAGTTATGACGGGGAGACCTTTACGGGTGAAACCCCGATGGCGGATTTTCTCACAATGGATCTGGATGAATTGTATGCCGGACTGCTGGAAGCAAAGACGATAACCTTCCGTTTCTGGCTTGCGGGCGATGCAACGCTTACATCCTTTATCATGAATTATAGAAATGGAGATGATGACGATGCTCAAGGGAACAACAAGAATAGAACTTACTGATGTAAACACGGGTGAGGTGGAAACCTACCAGAACAGCAATATGGTCACCAATGCACTGAGGGACATCCTGAAACCGCTCGGACTTTCCAAGAGACCAAACAGGTTTTTGAATGAGTTCGTGCCGTATTATGAACATCTTTTAGGAGGAATTTTATGCTTTGATACAGAGATACCGGAGGATGCGGATAATTATTATCCTCCGGCAAAGGCAAATCTGACAGGCTGTGCGGTTTATGGGGAGCAGAATAATACAAAAAATACCGTAAGGGGCGGATTCAATCAGACAGAGTCCGAAGTGAATCTGAAGGACAGGTATGTGAAATATGTGTACGACTTTGCTACCAGTCAGGCAAACGGAACGATTGCCAGTGTGTGCCTGACACATAAGAATGGCGGGTTTACCTCATATGGGAGTAAGAATGCCGTACAGGAAAATACGCATATGCTGATGCAGTCGATTGCAGAAGATACACTGCAGTATGTTTATCCGAGCAATACAGGTGCGGAAACAAGCAGCCGTTATTCGGGGCTTACAATTGGTAAGACGGAAATGATCTTTGTTATCGATCATGCAAAGGATTGTGCGTATTATTTCAAAGTTGCAGATAAGTCGCATATCCATATCACAAGAAGAAAAACGTATTTGAAATCGGTATCTATTCTGGAAAATATCAGGACTACAAAACCATTGATTGAAGAAGTGGAACTGCCGGAATTAGGGACGGCATTGGACTTTGGGTATCTGTCATATAACTATGATCCGGCAACCGACTGCTTATACATCTGCACCAGCCCAGACTACCGCAGGGCATCACAGAAGAATATCCTTGTTACAGAAATAAAGCTGGACACCTGGAAAGTGAAACAATATGAAGTAGTCAATACAACGGATATAACACTGGCTACAGACAGTAGTTGGTTTGGATTTGTCACGGGCGGTTATCTGTGCGTGAAAGGATATGACAGTCCGAGGGATGTATATAAAATTCAGATATCCAATCCGGCAAATGTCGTGAAACTGAATCGTATCAACGCCTCTACAGTACAGGGTGTGCCGAAACTGGTGATAAATGGGCGGATTTATTATGATACACAGGACGATCAGCTTATGATTGCAGATATGGAAACAAATGAAATCATTACAACAGAGTCCATGTCTTTGTTTAATAACTATAACCGACAGGTGAGCGTTAATCCTGTCAGAAATGAACCTCTCATTTATTTCTGCGAGGAGGGGACGTATTCAACTTATGGATGGTACATGATGTGTAATTATCTGGCAACCATCAATAATCTTGATGCACCGATTACCAAGACGGCAGATAAGACGATGAAGATCACTTATATTTTACAGGAACAATAAAATACTTTTCGGAATCAGGCAGTTATCCATTGCGGGTAGCTGCTTTTTTCATACAAAAAATCAAAGGAGGACAAGACAATGAAGGAATTCTGGAACGCAGTACAGTTTGTATTCACAGCGGTCGGAGGATGGCTTGGATACTTTCTGGGAGGTTGTGACGGTCTGCTCTTTGCACTGCTTGCATTTGTGGTTATCGACTACATCACGGGAGTCATGTGTGCAATCAGCGACCAGAAGCTGTCCAGTGCAGTCGGTTTTAAGGGAATCTGCCGTAAGGTGCTGATTTTCCTTATGGTCGGCATTGCAAACATTCTTGATGTATATGTCATCGGGACGGGCAGTGTTTTAAGGACGGCAGCCATTTTCTTCTACATCTCAAATGAAGGAATCTCCCTTTTGGAGAATGCGTCCCATCTGGGACTGCCTGTTCCAGCAAAGATCAAAGCCGTGCTGGAACAGCTTCATGACAGGTCAGAAGATGACAAAGACAACGGGGAAGGGTGACACCTTCCCTATTTTATTACAAAGAAATGGAGGATCATATTATGAGTCAGAGATTTGGAATTGATGTAAGCAGATGGCAGGGCAGTTTTGACTTTGCAAGGGCTAAGAATAAGGAAGGTGTTGAGTTTGCCATTATCAAAGCCGGAGGTGCTGATTCCGGGCTTTATAAGGACAGCCAGTTTGAGGCAAACTATAAGAAATGTGTGGAATGCGGACTTCCGAAGGGGGCATATTTTTATGGAAATGCCAGAAGTACTGCAGAAGCAAAGAAAGAGGCAGGATATTTCCTTTCACTCCTTAAGGGGAAAAAGTTTGAATATCCTGTTTTTTATGATGTGGAAGGAAGCATGATCACAAAGAATGACAGGAACACACTGACACAGATCATCAAGGCATTCTGTTCAGAAGTGGAAGCAGCCGGATACTGGGCCGGTATTTATTCATCCGAGTCATTTTTTAACAGTGAGATGAACGATGGGGAGCTTACCCGCTACACCCACTGGGTTGCCAGATGGGGAAAGAGTAAGCCAACTCCGGCAAGCGGTGCGGAAACACAGATCTGGCAGTTTGGCGGTGAGACGAACCTTATCCGCAGCAATAAGATCAACGGGCAGACCTGTGATCAGGATTACTGCTATGTGGATTTCCCGGCAAAGATCATGGCAGCAGGATTGAATGGTTATGCCAAGGGAAACAGCAGTGCTCCGGCAAAGAAATCAAACGAGGAGATCGCAGCAGAGGTCATTGCCGGAAAGTGGGGGAATGGCACGGAAAGACAGAACCGTCTGTCTCAGGCGGGATATGATTATTCTGCCATCCAGAGCATTGTGAATAAAAATCTCTCGCCATCCAAGAAATCCGTGGATGAGATTGCAAGGGAAGTCATTCATGGTGACTGGGGAAACGGAGCAGAGCGTAAGAACAAAATCAGTGCTGCCGGATACGATTATTCCGCAGTGCAGAAAAGGGTAAACGAACTTTTAAGATAAGGATATGGCTGATGGTCAGGAATGACTGTCAGCCGTATTTTTTTTCAGTTTATGCCAAGGATAAAAAGGTGAAAGGTATCCGAGAAAACACTTGCTATTATTGGCTTTCAGAGTGATATATAGACTACCAAAACGAAAGGAGGGATGGCTTGTGGAAATCCAGATCAGGGAAGGAAACAGGGAACAGAAGAGAAAATTAAGAGTCTGTGCTTACTGCCGTGTATCAACGGATGCGGATGAACAGGAAAATTCACTGGAAAACCAGATAAGGCATTATGAAACAGTCATAAAAGCGAACCCGTCTTATGAATATGCCGGAGTTTACAGTGACTTTGCCATATCAGGGTTTAAGGAAAAAAGACCCGGTCTGCAGAAGATGCTTGCTGATGCACAAAAAGGAAAGATACACCTTATATTAACAAAATCGGTATCACGTTTTGCAAGAAACACCTCAATCGTTCTGGAAGCTACACGAAAGCTGAAAGAACTGAATGTAGGTGTTTTTTTTGAACTTCAGAATATCAATACGCTGTCAGGGGAAGGGGAGCTGATGCTCACGATACTGGCGGCATTTGCACAGGCAGAAAGCGAAAGCGGAAGTGCCGGGGCGAAGATGGTGTACCAGAGAAAATATGAAGCTGGTATTCCGGTACAGTACCTTGAGCGTTCTTTCGGATATACGAAAGACGAAAGGGGAGTCTATATCGCAGATGAATCCGAAGCGGTGTGGGTCAGAAAAATATATGAAATGGCAGCAGACGGTTATACCCCGGCAGCCATTAAAAGATATCTGAATGAAAACGGGGTAAAGACCGTGGGCGGTACAAAGTGGATCGACAGCACAGTGTTTCGCCTGATCGAAAATGAGATCTATAAAGGCGATTACATCATGCATAAGCATTTTGTGAATGAAGAAAGAAAACTGGTGAGAAACAGGGGAGAAGTGGATGCCTGGTATATCGAGGATGACCATGAAGCAATCGTATCCCCTGAACTCTGGCAGAAGGCACAGGATGCCATTGAAGCAAAGCGGGAATACCTTGCAGAAGGATCTGTTATTGAAGATTTTACGGAAGAGAACTACCCATACATGAACAGGATGTTCTGTGCAAAATGCGGACATGCGCTTTACAGACGCATCTACAGTAACGGCAACAGACTGAACTGGGGGTGCAGCGGTACGAAGCGGCATGGGAAATCATTCTGCGAAGGGATAAACATTCCGGACGGGGTGCTTCGGAAAGCATGGCATTTTGACGGGAATATGTATATTGATGAGAAACCTTCCGTAAAGGGTACAAAGGAATTCACCTATCTGAAGGAGAGCTCATGGAAAAGAAGGCATAAGAAGAAAGTGCCGGAAGCAATACCGGAAAATACGGAAGAAGCATATCCGTACAGAAAGAATATATTCTGCGGACTCTGCGGAAGCAGACTGGTCCGCCATGTAAATCCGAAAAGCCATAAGGTCATATGGATATGCAACGGGGCAAAACGAAAAGGAGTGGCATTCTGCAGGGGGACAAGGATACCTGATTCCGTTATCAGGGGATGGGGAGAAATCAAAAAAGATATTTATATTCAGAGAAAGGATGATAAGAATGGCAAGAAGCGTTACAGTTATACCAGCAAGAAACCGACAGCGTGAAACAGGACGCAGGGCGGTACAGGAAAAGAAGATAAGGGTGGCAGCCTACTGTCGTGTTTCCACGGATCAGGAAGACCAGCTCCACAGCTTTGAAGCACAGGTCGATTATTACACCAAATATATCAATGACCATGAAAATTATGAAATGGCGGGCATCTATGCGGATGAGGGTATTTCAGGAACCAACACAAAGAAAAGGGAACAGTTCAAAAGAATGATCGCAGACTGCGAAGGCGGTAAGATAGACCTTGTCATTACAAAGTCCATCAGCCGTTTTGCAAGGAATACGCAGGACTGTCTGGCATATTCCAGAAAGCTGAAGAACCTCGGAATCGGCATCATATTTGAGAAGGAAAATATCAACACGCTGGATTCCACGGGCGAGCTTCTGTTCACCATCTTAAGTTCTCTTGCGCAGGATGAATCGAGAAACATTTCAGAAAACTGCAAATGGGGCATCCGCACCAAATTCAAGAACGGTGAGATGCATCTGAATACATTTAAATTCTTAGGATATGATAAGGATGAGAACGGTAAGCTGGTGATCAATAAGGAACAGGCAAAAACGGTAAGACGCATCTACAGGGATTTCCTTATCGGCATCAATCCGGCACAGATTGCAAAGGAACTGACGGAAGAGAAGGTTCCAGGATGCAATGGACAGACGAAATGGTATCCAAGCACAATCGTGGGTATCCTGAAACAGGAAAAGCATATGGGCGATGCGCTTCTGCAGAAGACCTATACGGCAGATTTCCTTACCAAGAGACAGGTTAAAAACAACGGTGAGATTGCACAGGTCTATGTAAAGGACAGCCATAAGGGAATCATAGATAAGCAGACATGGCATGCGGTGCAGGAAGAATTTGAACGCAGGGAACGGTTCATGGAAGCGCACGGCACGGACAGGTACAGTTACGGTGCGGACTGCATGCCGTTCTGTGAGAAGGTATTCTGCGGTGAGTGCAAAAGCCTGTTTACAAGACATTCATGGAAATCAAGGGAAATCGTACAGTGGCAGTGCAAGAACCACCGGACGGATGGAAGGGTAACATGCAGCAATGCCTATGTTGACAATTCCGACCTTGAAAAGGGATTTGTGAAGGCATTCAATAAACTGGTAGCGGACAGGGAAAAGTTCATGGAAAGATGGAATCAAATAAAGACAGACGGCAGCCCGCTTGAAAAGATACGGGCAGAGCAGATGATGGAAGCCACAGAGAATGAACTGCTTGGCAGATTTGTCCCTGAGATCGCACAGCTTGTCCTTGCGGAAGTGACGGTGCTTGGTGCAAAGAAATATGAGTTCTTCTTTCAGGAAGGCAGCAGGGTAAAGGTTTCCGTGTAGATCACCCGGAAACCCCGCTGTCATGAAGTCCAAACAGCTCCATCTGGCTGCTTTCACCGTTCGCATCCCCGGGTTCAGGAATGTCGGATGGTTCTTCTTCCATGTCCTTTTTATGCGGAAGTTTATGGGTATAAAGTTTATCCCAGGTAAGCGGATTCCGGCTTTTTTTGTTGTAGTATATCAGTATGGCTTCCGCAAATCCGAGTGAGCCGGAACGCCTGTCCTTTGCAGTGCGGGCGAGTTCCTTGATGGATATCCTTCCGAGCTTTTCCTTAAATACATCATCTTTTATGGCATCACCGTAAGCATTCAGGAAACGCGCCAGTCCGTTCATCATGTTTGCACTGAAGGACTGGGATGCCCCTTCCCATGTGGCTGCAATGAGACGGATGACATGGTCGAGCATATGATAGCCGTATTTGTCGTGGATGTTTTCCAGGGTTGCGACAGCGCAGATACCGCCCGGTGTCGTGGTAGATGCGATGGTAAGGTCATAGGATTCCACCAGGTCACGGATGATGAGCTGTTTGTCATTGCCGGCTTCTATGTTTGCCATGAATATCTCATAAGGCAGCAGGGGCTTTACATATTTCATCTGGTTTGCAAAGATATCCGCTTCATGTTCATATCCGAGGTCATCGTATACCATACACCACACGGGTGTCTCCCTGGATCCTGAAACGAGGGCAACGATCTCAATGGTGTGCTGCCCGTTGAATACATAGTTGATGCCGTTCCTCCGGCTGACCTTTACGGGATTTATCTGGTACAGGTCAAAGTTGGCGGCAGCACGCTGGACATGGTGCTGTGAGAGGTTGCGCTGGTATTCCTGGTTGGATACGAGATTCCTGATAGGAATCTGTTCAAAGTGTACTTTTGGGACGAACTGCATCAGGTCAATGGCCTGTGGCGTTTGTCCGGCTGTCTGTTCTTCTGTCATCTGGATCATCCTCCTCAAGCTGCGAAAGCAGTCTGGTTATTTTTCTTGTTAGGTTTAACAGCTGCATCTTCACTTCACGCCTTGCATTAACTGAGGTGGAAGGAAAATCTGTAAGTTCCATGGTCCTTGATATGGTCTTTGACCATGAAGGTATCGTAAATTTAAGGCTTTCGAGTTCCGCATCTGGATCAGTGGCGGGCATCTGCTTAATTCCGGCTTCGGCACTTTCCTTTTCCCGTTTTATCCTTCTTGAGTCCGGTTTTCCGGTGGGAAGCCTCTGCCACCTGAGTTCGTGCCGGAGCTGGGAGTATCCGATGCGGTCTATAGATCCGCTGTCCAAGAGCCTTTTCAGTCCGTTGATATCCTCAATGGGAAGACGGGAGAGTTCTATGATATTTTCATGGGATACACGGAGTTTCCCGTTTAATATCTTTTCTGAGATCTCCGGGCTTTTCCGTTTCAGGTCATCGACCGCACGGGCATAAATATCATATTTTGTCACGGTGGAAAAACCAAAATTAAATTCATTGCCTATGATGGTGGCAATATCCGTCTTACGGACATATTTCTGTGACACCTGTCCGTCTGCATTCAGTTCCGTGCCAGGATGTTTTTTCATGAATTCATCACTAGCGGTATTCATGTCCGCACGGAACAGTCTGCCTATCAGGTATTTTTTGTATTCCCCGGTAAGGTCTGTACGTTTGAGCTGTTCATGGCAGATAAAAGAGACTGCCTTATCACGGCTTTCAAACATCATGCGCCGGATGTTGAAATGGATATCCCATTTTGTACAGATCTTATACCGCAGACGGCCGTCAAGTATGATACCGTTCCATACGCATACAGGCTCCTGGCATCCGTGGTCAAAAATGTTTTCTTCGAGTTCTTCCAGGTACTTTTCTTCCCTTGGCTGTATCAGCTCATCAAATTCCGGATCCGTCTGAAGTTCCGGGACTGGTCTGTTGTTCATACTGATTCCTCCGTTCGGGTCATATCATCTACAAGCACGCATTCATTCATGGAAAAGCTGGCAAGACATTCTTTTGGATTCAGTGCACCGTAGATACGGTAGCTGCGGTTGTCTTCCAGATATATGCCCGTATGCCGTAATGCCTGTAAAAGCTCCGTACTGTATAATTCGTAGCAGTAACGGCTGTCGGCTTTACTGTAGCGTACACGGTGGGCAAGGTAATCCTTACGCACACTTTTCCTTATGGCAATCATGCTGTCCTGTGGGTTTACAAGCAGCTGGATATACTCCGGGTCACCAAGCATATGGAGCGTGAGCTTGTGTATGCGTATCCTGTTTTTCTTTAAGTCAATGCATAGGACCGGCTTCAAAGAGGTTTCTCTGTTCATAATGCTGTTCCTCCTTTTTCTGGATGTTCTGTTTTTTCTTCTTCCGGTTCAGCGGTGTTGTTTTCGGAGATGCCGAACACCGCATAACCGTCAAACATGTTGACCTGTAAACTGCTCTGGTGTTCCTCGACAGGCACACCGAACTGGTTCTGCCATTCTTCCGGATAGCTTGGCGTGCGGGATGCATTTATCTTTCCGTCTTCCTTCTCCTCACGCACGAAGATCTCAGGCGTGGTGAGGTCAAAGACAAAGAGCAGTTCATTGTCTGACCGTATCAGCTTCCCAAGCAGTTTATAGCGGTAGGATGAATTCCATCCCATAAGCGACACGACCTTGGCAAAAAAGATACGGCAGGTGATTTGCCTTGGAGAGCGTTTTGCCGTTGCGGAGCACCACCGGAAGGAATCCTTCTCATCCTCCTGGCATGGACGAACCGCCAGTTTCTTTTCATCCGGGTTTACAAGTATCTGCACGAAATCCGTATCCGGCAGCTTTTTTATGCATGCGGTGTTTACGGATACCTTGCTGGAATTAAAAGTAAAGGACGGTTCATAGGTATGGGCAAAGAACTCGCCGCGGACGACCTGATACCCGTCATAGCTGAAAGCATCATCCTCAGTCACGGGAATGGTATTCTTTTCATCGTTTGTCTGTATGTTCATCTGTGTTCTCCTTCATATCTGACATGATCTGTTTAATATTCTTTTCGATGTCATTTTTACTGGTGACCTGTATATCAGTGTCCTTGTATGTTACCGGGGCATGGGAGGTATCTGGGTCTTTATGTCCGCTGAATCCGGCAAGTTCCTCTGCCTGTGCGTGGCTGTAATAATTGCTCCCGAATGTGTCTGCCCAGTCAGGCGGATAGGCCCGGACATTTCTCTGCTGGTTGTCCGTAAAGGGTTTTACGGCCGGATCCGCATCCGGTGCACCGACCATGTCATTGGGGATGAATATCTCCGGTTCGGAAAGGTTGAAGAGCAGTACTGCATCATTCCCACTGCCACGTTTTACCCCCGTGATGCGGTAACGGCAGTCATCATTCCAGCCGAGGAGGGAATAGAGCGTGGGAAGAAATGCAGTTCCGCTGATCTCACGGGGAGAGTTTTTGCCGTCTTTCTTTTTAGACCACTGCATGGCATTCCGGCAGTCTTTCCCCGCATTCCTTACGGCAAAGACCAGTTTCTTTGGATGTATGAGCAGTTCCACAAGCGTGCTGTCAAGTTTGCGGACGGCAGGAGCGGAAAAGCGGATATCTCCCTGGCTGAAGGTAACGGTTATACGGTCCGTGCTGTCAAAAAACTGTGAGCGTGCGATCTCATATCCGCGCAGGTCAAATTCACCGGATCTTACCTCTACATGACCGGAAGATGGACCGGACTGTTCCGTGCCGTCATAAACACTGGAAGAAGCATTTATGTAATCTGTTTCCTTAAATCCCGCCCATCTGGGGTTGATGGATACAAAACCTTTCAGGACACCTCCCGGAATGACCTTCAACTGCGGAAGGATCCCTTTGTTCCCGTACTTGGCATTGCTGATCAATCTCTGGACTGCAATAAAGTCATCCCTTGATATGATGGCTTCGTGATGGTCACGCTTCCGGTACTGGGGACGGTTCTGCATATTCTTCTTTGATTTGTGATTGAGGTAATTCGGAGTGTAGGTCTTGTGTGCAAGGACATCACCGCAGTGCCTTTCGTTCTGCAGTATCTGAAGGATGGAACCGGGAGACCATACGGTGTTTCCCTTTTTGGTCTCGCAGCCGAGTTCCGTCAGGGTATCTGCAATCTCCTGACAGGTGCATCCGTTTAAGTACATCATAAATATGAGTTTTACGATCTTTGCTTCCCCTTCATTAATGATGAGGTTTCCGTCTTCATCATGGTCATATCCGAGGAGTATCGGTGTAAGGAAGATCCCCCTGCGGAAACGCATCTCAATGGATGCATTCATGATTTCACTCTTGGTATGGCTTTCTTCCTGTGCAAGTGTGGCCATAAAGGAAAGCACCATCTCACTTTTGGGGTCAAAGGTGTTAAGCCTTTCTGTTTCAAAGAAAACACCGACAGGATGGGGAAGTGAGAGAAGCTCCCTGACATAGCCGATGCAGTCCACCACATTCCTGGCAAAACGTGATACGCTCTTGGTCACGATAAGATCTATCTGACCTTTTTTGCAGTCTTCGATCATCAGTTTAAATTGGTCACGGTGCTGGAGGGAGGTGCCGGAGATGCCTTCATCCGCATAGATCTGCACCAGTTTCCAGTTCGGACTCTTACTGATGACATCATGGTAATGGTTCTTCTGCAGTTCATATGAGGATGTCTGTCTCGGATCATCCGTTGACACCCTTGCATATACGGCAACACGCTGTTCATTTTCCACTGCAAATATATCTTCCTGCGGAAGGGCAGGGATCACGTCAAGTTCATCCGGGTCGATACCTTTATAACGTTCCCTTATCTTACTTTTCTGGTCGGCAACTGAGCCGGCTTTCTGCTCGTTTTCGTTCATGACTTACCACCTTTATTTCTGTGTTGGATTTTATTATAAAATTTTCATGCTGAAATAAAATAGACTATACGGACAGCCATATCCCTATAGTCTATTTCAAAGAAAATTTATTTGTGTGAAAATAGTGTGCCTTTATCTGTGCCTGTCACTGGAAGCAAGCTCCCAGCCGTTTTTGTGCATGGTTTCAAGGCTTGCCTTTATAAGTTCATAGATGAATCTTTTCTCATTTGCCGAGCAGTCCTCCATGAGCATATCGATGTCTGTCTGGTATGCAGCCGGATTATTCATCTGTACTCCGGCAAGCAGTTCATCCACGGTAATGCCTAGGGCATTCACGATACGGATGATAGATTCCAGGCTTGCTTTTCTTTTTGCATTTTCAATGTGGCTTATGTAGGAGACGGAAAGGTCAGTCATTTCCGCAAGCTGCGCCTGTGAAATATGATTCTGCTCCCGTACTTCCTTGATACGGTATCCTATCTGCCTGTGGTTGACAGATATCTGCGTCTGATTCATAGATTGTACCTCCTGTTTTCTTTTTCTTACGCAAGGTAAATTATCTATCAATGAGTGCAAAAAGGTTGTGTAATTTAATAAAGCGTAATGGAGTAGAATGAAAACAGGGGAATAGGAAAGTGCGAAATATGTCGAACGATTCTTATTGAAGGATACGGATGCAGATGGTATGCTTATAACTGAAACATGACGATATAAGAATGATGGAAACAAGGTAAATCAAGATTCTGTCATGATACAAAACTGAACTGCATAAACCTGCCGTTCATATTTTTTTACCCAGATACTCCACTGTACTAGAGTAATTTACGAAAGAAATATGGTTCTAATAATTCTTCTGCGTAACGGTTACAATATGTATATCGTACAGATAGAAGAGAGGTGTAATTTACTTGCGTACAGAGGAGTACATACCAAAGAGGGTAAAAGAATTATGCAGCAAGCATAAAGTCTCCAAATACAGACTTGCACAGCTCACGGATATGTCGCAGACAGCGTTGGCAAATATAATGAATAAGAAGAGCATACCTACAGTACCGACCCTGGAAAGAATCTGTGATGCATTCGGAATTTCAATCGCACAGTTCTTTGCCGGAGATGGTATGCGGCCTGACCTGACGGATGAGCAAGGTGAATTATTGGAGATATGGGATGACTTAAATGCGGATGAACGCAGAATACTGATGAACTTCGTAAGGACGCTGAAGAAGTAAGGGGAAGCAGTTTGATTGTATCTGACAAGGCTGGCTTCCCTTTTTCTATGCATTCCTGTGACCACGGAAAGTGATGAGGATGTATATGAGAGTACAGGATGAGGAATTCAAAACAATGATCTACGATCTGATGAACGGACATTATGATCTGGATAAATTTGATTGTGAGGAAAGCAGTGTGGTAGAGAATGAATTTGAAGAAGGCAGATACTGTGAAAAACTCTACAGTGAAATGCTTGCAGCCTATGGAAGGATATGCCAGAGACTGCATGAGCAGTCCGGTGAGGACAGGGACGTGGAAATCATAATAAACAATCTGCTGGATATGGGCAGATACCAGAGCATGAAGATGTTTAGTTATGGAGCATTCTTTGCAAAGAAAGAAAATAACCAATAA